GATGTCCATGATCGCCCAGTCGTAGTGATCTATACGCGCGCTAAAATCAAAGGCCCTCGGGAGTGACCACACTCCAACATTTATGCGCACAACAATTCCGGGCGTGTACAGGCAAAATCCCATAGCCTCTTCGCGTGTCATGAATCGCTTCGCGGGCTCTTGCTTGATTGACCAATCGTTGCAGTACCATGCAACGCCTATACGTGCCTTTACCCCACCTACGTAAACCCACGGTCCGCAATCTGCGTCATCTGGATCATAATAGGCAGTCGCTCCGGTCGGGCGAATGAGCGTTTTGCCCGCAAGCATCGCATCAATCATTGCGCGTATTGTCATTTGGTTTTCTCCGGTCGCTTGTGAACGGCGACGATGGTGCCGTAGTGGCCTTTACTACCAACCTCCGGCAGTGCTCTCCAAGCAGCAACCACTCCCGAATCACACTCTGCCACCCACCCGTAGTATTCATCGATCAAATCCCAGTCGATAAACGGAGGAAGGTGCTCGCAGTGACGCCACTTCATCGTCAGCGAATAGAACAGATCCGGATTTCCGCTTACTACGAATCCACCGTCCGCGTGCTTAACGAAAAAACCCACGAACTTATACTTCTCGTCATCCCACGTTATCACCGGCTCGCCGCGTCGGAATGGGCGTTTAGGCGTTGGTTTCTCGGTCAAGTCCGCAAGTGCTTTGTCGATCCGCGCAATGGTGGCCTGAGCCTCAGCACGCAGCTTTCTCAATTTGTCGCTCATTCTTTCACCTCTACATCAACGAGCTTTGCTGAGCGCGCGAGGCCCTGACGAAGCTGGCGATACTCGTTTGCTTGGTACAGCTTGTCAGCCTCGCGGCGGTCATAGATATCGATTTGTTCGAACACCGCGCGAAGATCCGCGTTTTTTTGTAGCAGCTCCTGAATGCGCTCCTTGGCTACGCGCAGTTCAGTTTCGGTTCTAATCAACTTAGCTTGTGTCACAGGTTCTGCCCGGCTATGCAGATCCTTGCGCAGTGCGTAGATCACACTGAAAAGAACGGCAGCAAGAATGCTTCCAAAAACGGCCAGAGCAAGTATGAGTTCCGGTACGGTAATGAATATTCTAATCATTCTTTTTCTCCATGCTTCATAACGACCTCCAATTACCGGTTTCGAAACGGATTGAAAAAAATATCTTCGATCAGTCTTCCATACATCCCACCAGAGTTTCCCATCATCGGATTCGGAGACTGCTGCATTGCAGCCATCTGCGATTGAGCCTGTGCTTGAGCTTGTTGTGCTCCATAAGGTTGTGCTACTCGGGGGAACCTGTCGTAACCGCGTATGGCGTTGATATCCGCGGCACACCGCGGGCAGAGCAAAAAGAGTTCCTGGTTAAACACTGAGTAAGTTTCAGTCTGCATCCAGTCACCGCACAGTTCGCAAAACATGGTTAGATAGTTCTCCTTTTTACGTGATAAGCAAAGTTATCGGATGCGTGGTGCGCACCGTTTTACTTCACCCATCTCCATCCTCCATTCAATATGAAACCATATTGCTCAGATCCGGCACGCGATCATCTTAACCAGAAACTCCCGGACTTCCTCGTGAACCGAAACATCCGAAGGGCGCAGAGATCGCGTAAGGAACAATCCTTCCATGCTGCGCAATCGGGAAAGTGCTACGTAGGTTTGCCCGGCATCAAATGCACCCCGGCCAAGATCAATGATCGCACGCTCGAATGTTTTCCCTTGAGCTTTATGAATGGTGATCGCCCAGGCGAGACGCAACGGGAACTGCTGGTAGGTTCCAACAGCAGATTTATTCAGTCGGGAAGATCCTCCAGCGTCCTTCACCACGCCGTATCGATAGTTCTTCCATGTATAGCGTCCGATCTTCACATGCGCGCTTGAGTCCTGCAATTCAATCTCGATCGCTTGGGCGACCTGATCGATTCGAACAACTGTTCCGATATGCCCGTTCACGTAGCCTTCTCCAGCGTTATTGATCAAGCACATGACCTGGGCACCGATCTTCAGTACAAGCGGCTCATCGGTGGGTGACATAGACGCTGGAAATATCCCTGTGCGCCTCGGGGAGAACTCGAATGCGGCACCCGGCAGTGCGGCAAGCCTGCTATTGTTGATTCGATCAACCACCGCGTTTGTGGCAGCAAGATAGATCGCTTCTTTCGGATAGTTCGCTTCATCCACTACGCGCCGAGATAACGACCGGAGGGCCTTTGAAGCCTGATCGTTTTCCCGAACCGCGTTCAGAATCCGGATGAACTTCTCGTCGTCCTGCCGAAAAATATGAGTCAGTTCAAGGTATTTCAGATCGAACTTGTTGTTCGCAACAGCCGGTGCCCCGAACCAAAAGTGAGTGTCGTAATTGCTCATAAGGAAAGAAAGCGCCACGGTGTCTCGCTCAATGACCGGAGGAAGCTGGTAGCAGTCGCCGACAAAGATCATCTGCTTTCCCCCGAAGGGCACCTTTGATCGAGTGAAGAAGCGCATGATCGTATCAACCGCGTCCATCACATCGGCACGTACCATGGAAATCTCATCGATAATGAACGTATCAGCTTCGAGAACCAGTCGCGGGTCCATCGAGTAGGTGAGCCGAGCAATATCAATTGTGCCGATCGGCAGCCGGAAGAAGCTATGCAGCGTAACCCCTTCGACGTTGAGCGCTGCGACCCCGGTAGGAGCAAGGGTGACCACATTTTTCTTTGTGCGCTCTTTGAACAGATCAATTAACGTACTCTTCCCAGTACCCGCCTTGCCGGTGAGAAACAGGGATGCATTGCTGTTTTCCATCAGGTCAAGCGCGGCCTGGAACTCCTCGGTGATGACGAGCGAACTTGTTTCTACCATATCAGCCATTCCCCGGTATCGTGCGGACTTGCTGCGCTTGGAGAATCCGGACCATCTCGTAGTGCGCGTTCAGTCGCGAGCACACATCAGCTGTACTCATTGGAGAACCTGCTGCGCCCATCGAGGTATCTTGAGTGTCGAGAATACGCGGTCCGAAGACTTCAGGGCTGATTACATATCGACGCCCGAACTCGGTAATCGACACAAAATAGCCATATTCGAAATGGTTCATCTTCATTTTCTTTTCTCGCTCCCATCGAGCTTCCATCCGGGTGACCAGGTGGCGCATCTTGCGCGCCAGCCACATAACCGAAAGAACGATTACGATCAGAATCAGGCCAAGGATGATAGATTCTGTTGCGATCTGCATAGGTTCCTCCTATTACGGGGTTTATAAAGAAGCTTGTTTATTTCACATGCTCCTTGATGTCTTCGCTTGCGAAGTAGCCACGGACCTGCTCGACAGCGTATTCCGGATCGTATGGCTCAGGAAGGTTCCCCATAATGAAGTTTCGGTCCTCGATGTAGGGGATTTCCGAAAGGATACCGTGGTCGAAGGAGCGAAACAGCGGCAGCTTGAGTTCCTTCCAGAGAATCATCAGTGATACCTTGTAGTGGGCCATCTGGATGTTGGTGAGAATGTTGTTGATCTTCAGGAGCGTTGCGGAATCTGGAAGCACGTTTTGGCTGTCGTCCTTAATCCGCTGATAGGTGGCACGCCCGCTCGGCGGTACAGTCATCTTGTACTTGCGAACGCGGAATGACGTTTTCTCGGGGAACGAGTAATCGGCGCCAAGAAGGATAATTCTTTTCGGGTTGAGCAAGCCTTTGTTTATGGCCGCATTGATCAGGATGAGGATCTGATTGGTCACGCATCCGGCCTGAACCAGAAACTCAGGGATCTCCGGGAACATGGCCGCGGACACGAAGTTCCACCAGTGCTGGACCCCGCCTTTTTCGTCCTGAAGATATTGCAGGAACAAATACTTGGTCGGTCCGGGGAACATCATCACATCCACCGATGTCATCGGGCTGATGAAGATCGGTGCGGTACATGGGGCAAGATCAAGGAAGCTACGCTGAACCGGCGAAGTATCAGAAACCATGATGAAATCGGGTTCGAATCCGAACGCTTTTAATGCGCTCACGTTTGTCGGCGAGGCAAACACGACATATTCATGTCGCTTGATTCGATGCAACCGGGTAAGTGCATGGTTCAGCGACGGGCCTGAGCCAATCACGAGGATATCCCGGCCCTTGAATCGCTCTTCGAATGCATCGAACAGATTCATGTTCAGATGCGGGGAGTTCGGGACGTTGCCCTTTACTGCCTCGAATACCATTGCGTTCTCGCGGTAGTTCCGCATCCAGGTCGGCAGCTTGTGCGTGATCAGACGTGCGTTACGTTGTTTGACCACATCAGAGAGTTTTTTCAGCGTGAGATTTGAAAGATCCGGTGCTTCCATACAGTTCTCCTTTTGGCTCAGCGGTTTATAGCGTTTATCGCCGCTTCGGTCGCGATTTCCTCGATCAGATCGAATATTTTGTCCCCAAGGGTGGCCGCAACGGGTTCTTCCTTCAAGCCGTAGCGCCCAACACAAGCCGGGCACAGATCATAGGATTTCATCTTCTTCGGGTAGCTTTTACCCGAGATTTCGAACTGTAGTATACGCCAGCCTTCCGGACGATGTTCGTACACATCCTCAAACGGCGCACTATCGGTCTTGCACAAATCACAGGTAAGCTTTTTCATTATGGTCTCCTATAGAAACAGTTTTGAGGTTCACCAAAACCTATCGAACAATGCGATAATGCCAATCACAATAAGAATCACAATAACTATGCCAGCCGTGATCCAAGCCGGTGCAAGCACCCATATCCAAGCCCAGTTGATCACATGCGCCAGCTTCAGCACAATAAACGTGATCTGCAATAATCCGTCGAAACCGATTCCAGAACTTGAATGATTTGAATCTGACATCGTGCTTTCTCCTACTAACTCTGGGAGCGGCAGGATTCGAACCTGCAACCGTCGTGGTCTACCGGGTAACAGCCCCACGCGGCTGAACGTTTTCCCGCTGCGTCTACCAATTCCGCCACACTCCCGTATAACCCGTCCGGGCCGAAACACCGTGACGGGAGCGAGCGTCACGCTGTGCTTGTAGGCCCCTCCCCTACTTGGGTGTGACCATTCCCGTAGTTCGGACCCACGCGGCTCGAAGCCCCTTATGTCCTATTTTCCGGGTTTCCCCTATGGGCTGAATGCTGGCATGATTCGACATGCACGAAGAGTTGTGGGCTTCGTCGTACTACGTCTCGACTTACTCTTCACCTGCGTCTACCCGCAAGCCGGTCCACCCGGCGCAAGGGCCATTCCGCCACAGCATCCATCCGAGAGTTATTTTAGGTGCCGCTCTCGGCCGGACGCACCCCGCGTTACAGTCGCGGCCCTGCCCAACTGAATGCTGGCAGGTTCTGCCCCTGCATGGTAGCTGGCCTTGCTACCTATAGTTTCAACGGTAGTAGCAGTTTTCCCGTTGTTGGTTCTCTGGCTGCTCTTCCTCCAGACGCCACTCTGGCCCATTTACGTGTAACGATCACGATCAGCATCCACCGCTTTCGCGGACCCACGGGAGGGCGTACCTCACCGGTGCTCGAAGTGTGCCGGTCTTTCCCGGCTGTCAGGTCGGCCCACGATTTGAACGTGGCATTAACCCGTACCGACCACCCGCGTTACAGTCGCGGCCCTGTCCATCAATCAGCTTACTACCACGCGAGCCAACTGACGTTTGCGCTGCATGCGCAGCGTTGTTTAGGTTCGTCGAGCGATCGCCGCGTTTGCCCAGAAAACGGCTTCCTCAATGCTCGTCAGGGCAAGCGATCGTTCGCGCGATTCAGGGCAACGCTCGACCATGAGTGCCGCGAGCTTCTTTGCTTTCGTTCGGATCTCTTCATAGTGATCCGATTGAATCGCGGTCGGCTCATGATAGGTGAATCGAATGTCCAGCTCTTGCTTGGTACCTTTATCCATTACGCTTTCCTCCTATGAACCGGGGCGGGTTTGAACCGCCGACCTCACGCTTTTTATAGTGCGCACGCTCTACCGTCCCTGCTTGGCATCGGGCGCTCTGAGCTACCGGCTCGGAAATTACTCTTCGATAGGATCGACATCTTCATCATCGACAACGCTGGCAAGCAATCGTTTCTTCATTTCGCTACTCCTTGAAGGGGGAGCGCAGCGATGATCAGGGGTTCGCCAACGGCGGCTGCATCATGCTGCTGCTCCCAAGGACCGTAACAGGTGATTAGGATTGTATCAAAAATCACCTACTTTGTCAATGGGGTGGCGTTTTATTTGTCACCTCACGGATTTCTGTGCACCTACTGATATCCGGATAACTTGTATGGATGCCGATCGGACACGTTTGAGTACTATGGAGGAAATCCTCCGCAGCGAGCCGGTCGGCCACGGCAGGCACCGAATAGGTGCGCTTGCATCTTGTGCAGTAGAACGAGATGGAGCAGATTCTACCCTTGCCGGACATGAGAGCCTTTGGTTTCCTCCACGAAGGGCAGGACGACCGTACCAGCAAGCACGTCGCGCTTGATCTGCACTTCATCCAGTTCAAGATACGGGATAATTGCAAGAAGTTCGGAACCTTTCAGCGCCTTCTCCAGTGCTGCGACAAGGCCGTCCAGGTCGATCGTTACTTCACGAGTGTGAACCAAGCTCGCGGAAAGCGCCGGACCGCTTGGAAGAGCATGTGCGACGGGTACGGGGGCATCGTTTTTGATCGCCTCCTGGACACGCTCGGTGTACTTGGCCTGAGCTTTTTCCTGCTTTTCCTCCTGCTTCAGAAGGTACTCGCGCAGTTCAAGCCGAATGTGATCACGCGGGGCGGCCATAGGTGCGACAGCTTCTTTTTTCAGATTCCGGAGGGCGGTCGCGGCTTTGTTCAAGGGTTTGAGGGCTGTGTCGAACTTGTCGGAAATGCTCTTTTCAACCTTCTTGAGTTTTTCCAGAAGCTCGTCGGCGACTTCAGCTTTCGGGCCGGATGTAATCTTGAACTTCAGGATCTGGCCGATCAGGTCATCTCGCGTGGTGATCAGCTCCGCGGGAACGTATTGCGTAACGGCCGGAGGAGGGATCTTTTGCGCCTTTTCTTTTGCCATAAATGGCTCCTTTAGAAACGGATAAGATACGCAGGCAACGCCTGCGTTAAAGCACTATGTTCGAGCACAGAACGGTTAGAGCTGCTTCAGAATACTCGATGATGGTTGTGTCGCTCTCATGCTCCTTGAGCAAGGACGCGATGTGCCGCGAAGTTGTTACCGAGGGAGCTGAGCTTTTTTTCAGCACATGCAGTGTATCCTTGACGATATCCCATACGCCGATGAATGTTCGATAGGAATAGTAGAGCGTGTATCGGCCCGCGAGCAATGTTACCCCACGTTCATCCGAGCGAATGACGTTTAGTTCAAGCAGCGTCATGAGGGGACCTCTAAGGTGTCTTTCATGGGTTCTTTCCTCCTTATATGGTTGTATTCAGAATGTGCAGAATCGCTTTCAACTGTTCGGCAGATATATGCATCCAATTGGATTCTGTTACTTCAGGATCGAACCGGACCTTAAGCGATGCGGGCATATCAGTTTTTTCTGCCGCCTTGATAATCGGCTTTAACTGGTAATCGTAGTAGGTTTGGTGCATCATGTTATTTTTCTCCCTCTTCCTTCGAATAGTCTCCGTAGAAAACGGGGCCATCATACGAGTCAACAATGCGGGCCATTTCGGCATCAGATAGCCTTTTCTTCTGCTGTTGTTTCACATGGCACTCTTTGCACAAAGTGATCCGCTGCGACTCGTAGTAGGCACTGTAGGGCTTGTGCTTTTTGCACCCGGGGCAAAACCTGGTATTCATGCCGGGCCATCCTTAGAGGAGGCGTGCCCGTAAACGTGAAAGTTGTCGATTAGTTCTTTCATTCCCTCCGGACGGGGCCAGAGTTGGTGTTCATCCAAGTAATCAGAGACGACTGAATCAACAATGGGCAGGTCATCCGGGATCTCGATTACATCGGAAAACGTGCGAAAAATTGTTACAGATTTCATTAAGCTACCTCTGCTAAATATTTAGTCCACTGTTCGGCCATGGCAAGAGCAATGTTCCAGTAGGTCCGGGATCGAATCGTAGCGCGCTCTGCGGACGGTCCGAGTTTGTTCTGATGGGATGGGGTTTGATTTGCCCAGTAGCCGCATTCGGGCAGCGTGAGCACATCGGTTGGAACAAGCTTCGGCAGGTTCGTAAGCCACAAGCAAGTTTTCTTACTTTCCGGATGACCGAACATCCACGGTTGGATGATTTGATCGGGTTTACGCCATAGCGTAGACATGATCGAGACCGGGTTTTCGACCGCCTTGTATTTGATTTTTGCGCCAGCAAGGAGCATGAAAAACCCGATCGCTGATTGCTGGCGACCATCGGCACGTTTGGCCGCAAATAGGTGCGCTCCGCTAACCGATAGATGGGTGCAAGGCGGGTGCGCGATCATCATGTCCCATCCATCGTTCAGGTACGCGAGCACATCGCCTTGAATGTGCGGTCCGGGCCGCTCGGTAGCCTTTAGATCGCATGACCATGCATCATGGCCATATGCGCGGAATGCGTCCCGGACGATCCCGGAAGATTCACAAGCTATAAGGATTTTCATGTACGCGGTACCTTCTTTAGATCGTGCACGCCGTCAAGACACGGACAGCCTATGGCCTGTCCACCGCACACCGGGCAGCGTTCATTGTCGCAACCGGGATGATGGGGAGAACCCATAGGAGCGTTGCAGTCCGGGCAAACTGGCTCATCGGTCATGATCTTTTCAATGATGGTACCGTTTTTAAGCTTAAAATGCGTATAGGTGCACGGCGTACCGGGTTTCATCTCCTGTTCGCAAAGTTCGCATGTGGCATAAGTTTTGTCGTTCATATTAGTTCCTTTAGAATAGTTTCTGTGCAGCGCGAAACTGAATGGCGGCTGTTGTGTGTCCTCCGAAAACATAGGTCGAGCGCTGCGGATAAGCAAGGACCGGATGAATGCACAAATGGGAAACGGACAGCGTAAGGAACGAGGAAACGAATGCGACCTTAAATCCATAGTGCGCTATTGCCGGTGCGAATACTGTGATCGAACGCATGTCTTCCCATGTGGTGGCCGAACCGGTTATTTCAAGGTGAGTTTTGGAAGGATCGCCGATTGAAAAGCCAGCCGATAGCCCGGTTGAATACGGCGGGTAGCTTTCTACATGGTTGGCTATCATCAAATCAATCGGCTCTATCGCGTAACCGAGCGTAAGTGTGTAGATGAAAAAGATGGATGGAAGCATCATAGGTCTCCTTTATATCCAAGCAGGTTTGCGGGTTGATTCGGGGAGCGCTTCAAGATAGGTGAGCACGTCGGCGGGAATGTCACGGCGCAACCATTCTGAACCGTAGCGATAGCCACAGACCGGGCACGGACGGAGAAGCAGGCCGGACGGATCTTCTTTTTGAGTAATCCAGCCGAGCAAGTTCCATGAGGCAGTTAATTGACTCTTAAAAAACTTGCCGTAGGCGTTGCTTGGCTTTGTGTCGTCAATTCGGCGTGTGTCCCAGTGCATGGCGCGCTGGTGTTCGCAACCGGCTGACATGTCGTTCAAATGGTAGGCGTTCCAGACCTTGGTAAAGCCGAACGTTTTTTCGGCGTCCCATGGTTCAAGGTAGGTGATTCGACCAAGCTGTTCTGCAATGGTGTCGCAAATCTGTCCGCAGCTACCGCGACAATCACCATTGCTTTTCGGTCCTTCCACGCCAGTAATGGACAAGCAACCAAATTTGTAGGTGATATGGCAAAAGATGAAACCAGATTCCTTTGTTGAACCAATACAGATAACCTTATCAATATTCATGTGGGTTACTCCTATTAGCCGTGAAGATATTTGATACCGTAGTTGCCTACGGTATTTCCGTTCAGGTCACGGATAGTTGCTTCTATGCCGCCGTCTTCTATTCGTTCGGCGGTTGCTCTGAGAATGCGTGATACTTCGGTCATGGGTTCATCGGCGAATGCGTCATTTTCAATCTCGATTATCAAGACAAATCTTTGTGACATAGCGTTACTCCTATTGTTTCGTGCGGGTAATGTGGCAGATTTGGGTAAACTCGCCATACTGTACGCCGTGGTAGTGTAGCAATTCGCCTTTGCGATTGCGCAGATCGAACCATGTATCATAGCGGGTACCGGCCATGTTGTGCCGTCCTTTGCGAACGGATACAGTTCGCTTGAAGGTACCCGGCCAATTTCCAACGTAGTATTGATTCGTGGCCGAATCAAGCGTAAGGTAAAGTGATGTGCGCTTGCCGATAGGAAGATTTTTGAGTTGCTGCATTTCATTACGTCCGCAGCAAGCGAAACAGATTTTTCTGTTTCGTTTATCGACTCCATAGCCGGTTGTGACAAACGATGTATGCGTTTTGGTTCGGCCACACTGTGCACAGATAAAGATGGTAGTATGTTCGCTCATATGGCTATTCCTGCCTTTCACAAGCCGCGTAGAACCTCGTGCGGTCGAATCGTGAGTTATCTGCGGCGAAAACATTGGCTATACGCTCTTGTAGGTTGCCAATTATGGTAATGGCAAACGCACGATCATGCGTGTCAACAATTTGATCTGCTTCGGTGCGCTCTTGAGAAAACTGGGCAGCAACGGCTATGTAGTCTTTTTTCGTCATGACGGTTACTCCTATTTAGGCCATGTGGCCAGATACATCGAACTCGTATTCATTGGAAATGAGCGCTTCTTTAATCTGTTCATCGCTGTTTAGATAGTTATATTCACGCTCGATCATTAGATATATTTCGTCGGCCAATTCGCGAAGGATCTGCGCCAGTTTGTCTTCATCGTCGGTGGATAGGCTGGCGTACATACCGTCACGTCCGATAGAAAAGTGCATGGTGCCACTGTGCGAATAACGTCCGGAAAGCGATATCGAAGCGTAAGCGCCATAGAAGTATTTGCGCTGGAGTGTTTGAAGACGGGCGGCAAGCTTGTGAAACTGTTCCCAGTATTCGCGCGGATACTCTGCTTCGAGTTTGTCAACATAGCCTTTCGGATAGGAATAGTAACCGTCAAAACATGCACCATCGCCTTGTGAGGAAAAACCGGAGAAGTACACGTTTGCGTCGGTAACTCCGAAAATAGCAAGGATTTGTTTTGCGTCGCTGATTACCCATTCGGACCATTCATAGTCGAATGCATGTTTACGGTATTCATTGCGCGCGGTCTCTTTTGCGTCATCGCTTAGTTCATTAAATGTGTAGATAGTTGTCTCTTTGATCCTCATTTTTAGTTACTCCTATTCGTACAGTTTTGACAGCCGCTCGGCATCCGCTACGCATTGGCAATACGGGTTAGAACGGCCAAAGTTGGCCATAAATGTGGCACCGCGAATGGTATTGAAAGGACCAATTACGTAGAGATAGGGCAAACCGTCGTCCTCAGTAGGTACGTGGTCAAATTGGAATACTTCGCGAGTTTGCGAGACAGGATAGATGCCTACATAAGGACGCGGGCGGGAAGTGCAATTGTAGAATGCTCTTGTAGCCATAGTGGTTGCTCCTATTCGTATACGGTTAAATAGTTATCGTCGGTTAGTACAAGTGATTGTTCGCCGAAAAGATGCGCAATTTCCTGAAGCACATCACAGTACCGGCCATACTGTTTGAATCCGTCGAAAAATCCTGAACCGTGGCCGTTTCGAGAAAGCCAAAAGTCATGCGCTACGTCAGTATCGTCTATGTCGGGTAATAACTTATGTACGATGGAAAGTATTTTGTTCAAGTCACTTCCCATACGTGCAAGTGAGATCGGCCCGATATCATCGGCAGTGTAGTTTGTCTCAAGTGGTTCACCGTTCAGATCGGTGGACGACCAAAGAGCGGTTGATATGTACTGTCTGAGTGCATCGGTCATTTGTCTTCCTCGTTTGATTTAGGATTGTTGTCGAGCGGTATCCATGGCGTCCATTCACGGGAACGGTCGGCAGCGTAGACGAAACCACAATGGGTAGCGGAGAAATAACGTGTTTTTGCGTCCGGCAAGCGCGAATCTGCTTCTTTCGATGAAAGGCGTTCAGTGCCGAACTGTTGGTAGGAATAGCAAAAAATGATGTGTTCGCGTTCGAAATGGTCAAGATAGCCTTGCATATAAGCATGGGCTTCTCGACGTTCGTACGCTGCAGTATCGGTGCGGCACAAGCGCTTGTAATCTTTCCAGAAGGTGTCAAAATACCACTGATAGGGCATTCTGCCGATGGTACCGCGCATGAGGACGTCGTTTGCAATGTGGCGAGAAGTTGGTTTTTCACGCATTGGTGTCCTCACTGTTGGTCGGCATGAGAAAGTATTCAACACAATCGCCTTTGAGTCCGCCGTTGTCGGGAGAAGCAAAGAAAGATTCGGTGGAACAATCAATGATGGAACGTCCGCAATAGTCGGCGAATGCGTCCGCAATGGCAATCTCTGATTTGGTGAGACTACTGGCGTCGCCGTTAATAAGGTACGACGCGAAGTGTGAATAGCCGGTGGCGTGGTTGCTGGAAAGTTGATTCATGGTAGGGTATCCTTGTTTGCGCTTGTGCGCGGTGGATTTACGGTTAAACCGTATGAAGGGATTGTATCAGATCGATGGAAAAATGTCAAGGTGCGGTCCAGGTCCGACCCAGGTGCGGTCCAGGTTTAGGGCGGGAATTAGTATGGAATTAGGGTACCGTTAGGGTAGGGATTAGTATGGTGGAAATAGTGGAGATAAGGCGGGTAAATTGTTGCCTGGAAAGAGGTTAAAATGAGAATGTATTTGGGAATATAGCAGATTAGTATAATTAGGGTACCCGCCTTCTTTTTGGTGCTTTTTTTGGGTTGAATAAGGATATTTTTTTATGTTCGACTATGGGGTTGTTAGGAATGAAAAATGGAAGTATAAAATATACTTTCTTCCCTCATTTCCAGCCCTAAGTGCCAAGACTTTTTATCCTAATATGCTTCTAATATCTCTACCATCTTATGTTAATTCTTTATAATATATATATATATGAGATATAAAGAGCATACTAAAAGCCATCCTAATTGGATACTAATTAGGATAGATTAGGGCGCGTTTTAGGCTGTTTTTGGGCAAAAAAATACCCTTGGAGGGTATCCAAGGATATTTGATATTTTGTATCACATGATCTACTCGGAAACAATCTCCACAAAGTACAAGTTTTGATCGGCTGGAATACCGTCGTGGTAGCACACATGTGCGTACTCATAAAGTCCGTATTTGACCGGTATTTCGACGTCAGAGCGTGTTTTCCATGTTTTCGGTTTGCCATTAATCTTGACGCGAAGTAGTGCGGTCTGAAGGTTTCTTCCATAGTAGCGCGACAGTACCGTAGCATCTCCACGAAGCTGCATAGCTTCATCGGCATGAAGTACGCGGATTGTTACCATAGCCAATACGCTCTTTCCGTGAACCTTATCGATCGCTTGAATTGTTAATGTGTTCATTACTTACTCCCTTGACTGGTAATTTTTAGGTGAAAATCCGATCTAAATCAGTTCGATGGTTCCATGACGCAAATTATAGCGCGCGTCAAGACGTGCCATTTCCGCACGACAGTGCGCGGTGAACTCGTTATCTGTAGCGTAGCGTGTTAGGCAGCGTTCGAAATGGCGATACTCGGCAATGGCGCGCGCACGGGCGTGCGAGTATTCGGATGATTCAATCGGACGATTAGCAATTTTTGGCAATACGTGCAATGCATATGTGCTCATATCAAACCTCCATCGTAAAGAAACTTAAGTGAACTCGAAGCAGCGTGGAATGCGTCAAGGAAAGATCCAAACGGTCCTAACAAGTCCTCAAGTGTGCCGTCGGTAATTCCCTGAAGGTAGAAACCGGACTCAAAGTACTCTCTGGTAGCGTGCCAATGTTGTGCGCAGCGATTGTAAGATAGATAGCCAATTTGCATTTTAATGTTCATTTGATTACCTCTATGATCGCCGTCGGCCAATTGAGCCGGGCAAGGTAAAGAGCATGTCCGACGTTCAAACCTTTAATCGCGTCTGTCCACGTCATGTCGCCGAGTGTTACACGTACGTTGATTGATACCGTGTAGCGTTGTTCATTGTAGTCTTTCATATGATCGCTCCTCTTTTTAGTCAGTCAATGCGTGAAACCCAGCCGATATGCTATCTATGGCCACTTGCCAAGTTACCATACCGATAATAACCGATGCCACTAACACTGCGAGTAAAACAATCTGAATCCCAAACCAGTAGTCAATCTTATGCATATGGTCTCCCTTTCTTGACCGTTTGACGGTCTATGGTTTTTAGATATTGCTATCTAATAACAGTATAACACGTATGGGGGATTGTGCGCGTTTTTTCGCTCAAGTGACGGCCCACGGTCGGACCAGGGCGTGCGCGGGGGGGCGGTAGGCGTTTCCCACTATCCCGCTCATTTTTTGTTTTTCCAACAAAATTGGTGCTTAATCATATCCATCCCTTCCAGATCATCCTATACTATTTCCATAGAAGGAGTTGCTTTTGAAGCGCCACCAGATCGATCCAGCTAAGCCCATTAACCTTAGCCTCGCGAGCGGTACCAAGCAGCCAGCTTCATCTAAGCCGATGAAACCGCCCCCGGCTCCGGACCTGATTGATGAGAACGACCAAGTGATCAGCGCTGGACCCGCCCCGTTAAGCGAAGCGGCTAAAAAGCGCAGAACTCTCAAGCGCGTCACTGCTCGAACACCTAAGGAACGCCTGAAAACCTGGGTTGATGACGCGCTTGATGTCCTTGAAGAAGGTCTTGAAGCAAAGGACGGTGCCGAACGTCGGCGCATTGCGATTGAAATCCTTGATCGTGCAGGAATACTGAAGCCCAAAGGCGACGAAGAAGCTCATGATGACGAGGCTGATGCGCGGCTGGCTCAAGCGATCGCGAATGCGTTCCGCGGCGGGGCCTCGCTTCTGGGTATTTCGATAAGGAATGACGAATGAAGAAGAAACCTGATCTTCCGGATGATTCATTCGAGCGCGCGGCATTCGTACTCGATAACCTGCCTTATCCATCACAACAGTACACCGCTCATGGGTTCGAGAGGAAACAAAAAGCGCATGATAAGAAACGCAGAAACCCAAAAAAGCGCTAACGAACATCCGAACCTGATTTATCAGGACCCCTTTTTTTACGTTGAACCTGGCACCCGGCCCACGGTAGCTGAGCGGTTTGCGATCAGACCACATAAATGGGCCAAAAGCATTTCAAACTTCAAAGAAGCGCAGTTAATGATCCGGCAGGGCATTACTGAAATTACCAGTCAGAACTTTCAAACCACCGAAAATGTTCGACTGCACTTGCGTGACCTGGGCTATGTGAGTTTGTTCTTTTTCCTGCGCTACATCGCCTCGTATTCCGGTCCGTTCCAGCTCCTTAATGAAAATCTGCATCTTTCCATGTGCAACTTTCGCCAAAGCGATTACTGCATGGGACCGGGTGCGCGAGCAGCTTCGTTTTTGTATCGTGGAGTTTTCAAAACGACGATCAACAGTTTCGGCGGCAACGGGTGGGAGGCTCTTCGTGATCCGGACATTCGTATCATGGTGGTTTCCGGCATCGTCGAGCGCGCCCATCAGATCAAGAACGTTACCAAGGCCATCTTTGATGCGAACGAGTTTTTTGCATGGCTTTACGGAAACTCTAAGGATGAATCTGAAAGCTACGTTCCTGCTAAAAACGCTCCTCGGTGGAACCTGAATGAGATCGTTCTTCCGAACCGAACCAGGTACAACAAGGACCCAACCATCCAAGCTCTCGGCATGAGCGGCGCAGTTGAAGGCATTCATGGAACCCTGATGGATATCGATGACCCGATCGGGACCGATGATGTGGACTCTGAGCATCAATCGAATACCAACATGCAAAATAAGATCAATTGGATCGAGAGCAACACCACCACCCTGCTCACTCAACCGGCAACTGATCGGGTTGTTTGGTCGGCAACGCTGTGGGCCGCGAATGACGCTACTTCGCTCGTGTGGAAGGATAACCTGAAGAAGCTTATCGGCTGGCAGGGAACGACACTCGCGAAGTTCGCTAAGCCCGACACTGGCGCCTATACTGTTTACTATCGTAAGGCTGATGAAGGAGGCAACCCGAGCTGTCCTGAAATCATGCCACTCAACTATTTGGAGAATCTGAAAAAGAATCACCCTTGGACTTATTGGTGGCAGTATCAGAACGAGCCGATTTCTCCCGAGAGCATCGAGTTTTATCATTATGAAGTTAATTATTGTTCGTTGATCTATGATAAGCGCGATCATGACTTCAAGATCGTTAAGAAGGGTCCGGAAGAGAACTTCAACCTGGACATTAAACCTACCGTCCTTGCCTGTAGGAACATGGATTTTGTACTCTCTACTGACCTTGCGTTCACCGAAAAAGGCTCGCTTGCCAAGGTGTGCCGGACTTCGCTTGCGGTGTGGGCGATGGACAGCGAAGAAAACGCTTATCGTGTTAAGAGCCATGTAGGCAAGTTCGAGATCAATGAAACATTCCGTCTGATTGGTGATATGCTTGAAGAAATGAAAGGATACGTTCGGACGGTGATCATAGAAACGAATGCGGCTCAAAAAGCGATCGTGCCGTTTCTGGAAAACTACCTTACTTTGAGGAAGCTATTTGTTCGCTTTGAGCTGGTGAATGTTTCTACGAACAAGGTGGCGAGGATTAGGAACACGTTGGGATATTTTCTGAAGCAAAGCAAGCTGTTCCTTGATGAAAATTGTTCAGCGGAGTTCGTGGAAGAGAAGGATATATTTCCGAATGTAGAAACCCGCGTTGACGTACTGGATGAAAGTGAGAAGGGTTTGGCGTTTTTGCGCAAACCGGACTCCGACACCGCGGTTGAAGAGTATAACGAGCATGAGGAAGACTGGCTCGCTGAAGCATCCGATAGTGTAATAGGCTATTAGGGAGGACGATATGGCAAGACGACCAAGAACACAAAGCACAGCGGTGATGGTGGAGGTGCCCGACACCGGCGAGCCTCTTTCGGGGGCATCTTCGAATATGAGCGACTATGAGATCCTTCCTGATCCGGAAGAGGAAAAAGTAATTGTTGATGAGATTCTTGTAGATTACTTCGAGGTGGTGGAAAACACTACGGGGCAGATCAAGAAGTTCATCAAATACGAAAAGATGGCTTCCGGTAAGAAGCTACAGGAAACCAAGAACTATCCGTATCCGAACGCAAGCCACGTTATGGTTCCGTATGCGCTTACGATCGTACAGAACACTGCGGGGTTCATCAAAACGCTGTTCAACCGCAGACCGCTTGTTACCGCGGAGTCGATCAAAAAAGAACCAAAGGATATCCAGCGCATGAAGGTGCTGACGAAGTACATGGATATCCTGAACACATCGAAGAACGATATCAATGTTCAGAAGCAGATGCGAACGATTGCTTCTCAGGTTGCAAAACTCGGTACGTGTTTCGTGAAGATACCGTTCCGCAAGCAGCTCTGGTCGTTCAAGAAAAGCCCAACCGAGCAGGTAAATGCGGTTAAGCGCCTCGGCCCGGCGTGGGTTCCGATTCCAAGGAATGATTTGCTTTATCCGGAAGGATACGAATCGTTGCAGGACTGCCCCTGGATATGCCACATGACGCATATCCCGCGGTACGAGCTTTTGCAGAGAAAGCACGATGGGGTGTATCCGGCTGATAAGGTTGACGCCATTCTTAATGAACCTACCGTGGAGCTTTCTGAAACGGCAAGGAATGCGTATCAGAGCAGGTTCCGAACCGACGAGCGCCAGGAACTGTTTGATATCGGGGAGTTCTATAAGTATCTCGATGTGGACGGCGACGGATCGTTTGAGGATGTGATTATTCATGTTCATCTTCCAAGCGGCACGGTACTTAAAAAGCAGGTAAACAGTATGGGGAACAGAATGTTTGTTCCCTTCGGGTTCATCCAGGAGGACTTTTCTATAACAAGCCGTGGGGTTTGTGAAACCGTTGAAGAGCTTCAAGAGGCTATCAACGGCGTGCATAACATGCGCTACGATAATATGAAAGTAGCGAACATGGTTATGCTCGCGAAGAAGCGCATCGGCAATGCGGACCCGAGGGAAACTGCGCACCCGGGCAAGATATGGCACGTAGCTGACCCAAGGAATGATATTGTTCCTATCCAGTTCGGCGAGGTTCATCCGAGTTCAATCGGCGAGGAACAGATCTTGCAGAACTACGGTCAGGAAGCAACAATGATGCCTGATATCAGAAGCGGTTTTGCTGATCAAACACTGAAGAGTCGCGATACGTTCTCAGGGCAGGGCTTGAGGTTGCAGCAGTCTCAGGGGCTCTTTGATGCGATCACCGAGGGGGTCAGTGACAGCATCGCGCAGAGTGCCGAGTTCACCTTGTACCAGTTGATGGCGCACAAGGATGAAGTGATGGCGATGGAAGTGCAGCTTGGGCGTCTAACTGAAGAGGAACTGGGATTCCTTGATGAGATTCTAAGCATTCCGGTTGAAGAGGTTCCGTTAAGGCTTTCGTTCTCGATCAAGACAACCGAAATCGATAAAACCTATGAAGCTCAAATGCAATCGTTGCAGATGTTGGTGCAGATCTACACAAATTGGGCTGAAAAGATATCCCCGCTGGCATTCATGCTGTTCGGACCGCAGGGTGAGCAGTTGAAGGCGCAGGCTCCAGATGCGTATCAGAACCAGTTGGGCATCTATGTAGGCTCTACTCGGATGATGGCTGAGATCATGGACTTCCTCGGAAAGCCGGACAAGGACGAGTATTTGCCGAACATCGCGAAACAGGAAGCGCTCCTGAAAATTATGAATATGATGTCAGGCGAGCAGGCAAAGCAGCTTGAGCAATCACAGAAGATGATGGAAGCGAGGCTTGCGCAACAGAACCAGGGCGTGGAAGATCCAGCACAGCTTGCTGCAAGCATGGTTAATCCTGGGCAGATACGTCCAACGGTGGCAATTGGATCGGGTGGCGCGCCCGGAGGATTCGGAGCAGGTGCGGGAGGTAACCCATGAGTGATGGATTAGTGGGCAACATGGAGGAAATGAGCAAGGCTGAAAAGGATGCGATTCTTGCTCAGCACAGGCAGGTCAGGAGCTTTTATGAAAGCCCGGCTTACGGGTATGCCTGGGACATCGCCCAGCAGATGATGAAGGAGTTCGACGATACGATCGTGCGGGCTGACCCGGTAACCCGTCCTACCGATATCGCTCGTGCTCAGGGCGGGATCTCGGCGTTGGGTGAGTTCTTTGCATCGGTTCAGGGAATCGCGAAAGGTGATCTCCTGCCGGAAACGGATGAAGAAGCCGCTAACAGGGAAGAAGGAGAGTGACGTTATGGCAGTAAGAGACGAAGAAGAAGAAGTCCAGACCGAGCTTGTGATACTCGGGGCAGGACAGGAAGCACCAAGTGAAGCTCCTGTGGTTGATCCGGAAGTGCTATCGCTTCGAAAGCAGGTGGAGGATCTATCTGTTAGGGCCGATAGCGGCGATCAGATCAGGCGCGGAATAGAAGGGTTGGGCGCGGTGATCAATCGCGCGCCTGCACCGCAGCAGATTTCTGCTGAACCGACTGTGGAAACCCAAGAAGAGTTTGATCGACGAATCGAGGAAGAGCTTTTCAAGCAGGGACAAACGGGGCCCGCGCTTCGGAAGGCAATTCAGAAGATCGCTGGGGAAACTCTCGGGGCGCAGCTCAACACCGCGATCGGGGCGACGGTGGAGCAGACGAAGGAATTGCTCAAGCTTGATCCGACAACGAAGGATGTGTTTAACAGGTATTCAGTCGAGATCGAGAACCTGGTGAGGAATGCTCCGGTGAATATCCGAAGCCAGCCGAACGTGTACCGGCTCGCGTACAACGAGGTACTGCGTACTCATCAAGGTGAGCTGGAAGAGGAGCGCACCAAGGTGATCGTGCAGAAGCAATTTAATGAGCTACTGGAAAAGAACGGTCTGCAAGTTGATGATGAAGGCAACTTGAAAAAGAAATCCGAGGTGTTTCTTGAAGGCGGCGGCGGAGTGCGTACAAGCGTTGGGGCGACAAAAACAAAAAAGGTGTATGTACAACCCACTGCGGAGGATATCAGGCTCGCCCGAGAGCACGATTATGATGTTGCCGAAGTTGTACGACTACGGCTGAAACGAGAACGAGGGGAGTTGTAATCATGGGAAAGGTAACAAGAACGCAGACAAAGAAAACAGTGGTTGTTCCGAAGGACGAAAGCGCGAGCACGGCTGAACTTGATGAGGTGAAGCTTCCAAGCACTGTTGAAGATGAGGTTGCTCGAATCGAAGAGATGGAAGAAAAAGCCCGGCTTGAAGCTGCGGTGCCGGAAATGGTTGATAATGTGTCAACCGAGTCTTCGGGGGTAATTTCGCTCGACACCTCGGTAGCGCAGGTGCTACAATTGAATGATCAGGGAGAGGATCTGATTTTTGACCATACGCGGTTCCTGCGGCTTCCGCAGACTGCGCTGGACAGGCTCTCTGAGACAAACCGGACGGCGTACTTTGTGGCGCTTGGGATGAGCACCCAACTGGCAAATGATCGCGCGGTGCGGCAGAGCGCTCCAAGGATGATTACTGATCCGTTCTCTAAGGGACGATACCGGAAGATGATGGACCGTAAGATGCGCGCTCGACCGGGCTGGCACGTGACCTTGAAGGAACCCGGTGAGATCGACGGGGCGAAGATGAACGGTTATGTATTCGTCAGAAGCCCCACTGAAGAGCAGTTGAAAGACGGGTACAAGGTTGGGGAAGAAGCTGGAGAGATTCTTTTTGTGAAGAACCAGGACGGTACGAAAGTGGATGCGTATGTGATGGAAATCCCTGCGCATATCTACGAGCAGCATCTTGAAGCAATGAGTCAGGCTTCTCAGGCAAGGCTGTATTCGTATCCGGACAAGGTACAGGAGAACATTTCACAGTCGGTGGGAACCGAGGTGAAGGTGCTTTCCGGAGATCGACCGAATGACCGGGATTATATGACCGAAGTTGATAAAAAATCTTCGGGTGCAGTGAAAGACTTCTATATGGGCAGCAATTAAAGTAGGGAGAAAAGCAGTCGATGCGTGCGTTGCACGATAGCTGCTCTCAAGACCGATAGACAGGGAGGAAGAGTATGGCAAACTTGAACAGACCCCACGGGTTTGCGTTCGAGTATCTGCTTGGCTCCTCGGGAGCAGCGCCATTGGTGGACGGCACGCTGGATACAAACGTATCCATCGTTCCCGGTGACGCACTTGCTGAGAGCACGACAGGGTATCTCACGATCGCAACCGCGACTTCGGCGGCCATCAAGGGCGTATCCGCGTCCACCGTGGCTGGCGCGGCTGGAGTCCGACCGAAGATCCTGCTGATCGCCGCACTGCCGAACGCAGTGTTTTCCGGGCAGTGCTCGGGAACCGGCGCGCAGACAAATGTCGGAGAGGACGTGGATATCGAGGGAACAACCGGAATTATGCAACTGGATGAAAATGCGTCCAGTCTCAAGGTTGTTCATATCATTGGACTGAAGCCGGATTCTGCATTGGGCGCGAACGCTGAGTTCCTGTTCGTGTGGAAGGCTTCGCAGTTCACCGGCCAGGCGTAAGGCAGGAGGTATAATATGCCCGCAGGTGGTGCGTTTGTAACTACGGAGTTCGTCCAGGCGAGAAGCAAGGAGTTCGACGACATCTTCAAGGATACGTATCTTCGAGCAACCGATGAAATGACTGGTGTTGCGAAGATCAGTTCAACAACTGAAGAGTATATCCAGGAAGGCGAAATGAGCACTTTTCGGGGGATCTCGAAGATCACCGAAGGTGGACCCGCTCCGATGGCTCGATGGAAGGAAGGGAACTATAAGAGGATCACAACTGAGGAGTACGCGCTGGCCGCACAGATCACCAAGAAGATGATCGAAGACGACCGGCTCGGAAAGCTGAAGGACATTCCGGCGCAGCTCGCGAAGGCCGCACGAACGACCCGCGAAATGATGTTCTGGGATCTGTTCAACAGCGGGTTCGTGACCACGGTTCGAACCGCGATCGATTCCAAGGCGTTGTTCGCTGCGGATCACCCGATCATCGACTCCTCGCAGTCCAGCGTGTCTGTGGTGGATAACCTGATTACTGGTGTGTTCGGATATGCGAATGTGCAGCTTGCCCTTGACTACTTCGAAACACTGATCGATCAGGAAGGGTTGCCTGCTCCGGCCAAGCCGGATCTCGTGGTCATCGGGCCGAGCAACAGGCACAAGGCAAAGATCCTGCAGATGAACGAGTACGAGCCGGGAACCGCGAACAACGACGTGAATGTGCTCGCAGATGCGGGTCTTCAGTACAAGGTTGTTCACTGGCTTACCAGCTCAACTGCGTGGTTCATGATGAACAGCAAGTTGCATGACCTTCGGTTCATTACTCGAAGGCAGCCAAGCCCGGCGTCGCAGGTTGACTTCATTACCGGCAATATGCTGTACAAGACCGATGCCCGCTGGGCCGCGGACTTCATTCGATACCGATATATGTGCGGATCAACCGGCGCGTAAGGGGGAACCATGAGCGTAACGGTGTATTCGAACGGGCTGAACATTCGCAGGGCGGTATTCTCTGGTGGAACAGCCGGAGATCATGCCGTTGGAGCGAGTTACGGCCTGGAGGTGGGCGATGTGATCGAGCAGGTGATTGCTGTAGAGCTGAGCGGGGGACTGCTCGTTTCCTCGGCAAATCTTACCGCTGAGTTCACAAGTCCGGTAGAGGTTGCGGATCAGGTGAGCAATACGGGAGGGACCGATACTACCGGAATGGTGCTCTGGCTGTTTTTCGCAGATCAAAACCCGAATGGTTAAGGGGAAGGGGGGCAGCGATGCTCCCCGACTTTTATGAAGTACAATGTTCAGTTTCCGAAAACGTACACCAAATGGACAGATGATTACGGAAATGAGTATCTGTTGCCAAGCGATGGGGATTTTCCTGCAGGGAGTGACCTTATCAAAGGTGATCACTGTGGCAAGTGTTCTCGTGCATTGCAGGCGAACGATTTTAGAAAGTACAAAGGTGTGCTCTATGGGATCAGTTGCGGATGCGCGGCTGAGATCCCGAGACTGATGGATATAGAGCGTTCACGATTGGATTCGAATACGGGTGGGGATGAGGAAGAAACTGCGTTTGATTACGATGGTCTTTAGGAGGAACAGATGGCAGTTACAGGCAGGTTCGGACAGGTACAGCGGTTCGCGTTGGTAAATGACGCGCAAACGGGCGAGCTTTTCATCCACAGGATCAGCGCTATTGCGATGACGACTGCAGGGGACGTGATCGATATTACCGATACTGCAGGAAATCCGATCGTGAAGTTTGTTGCCGGGTCCAACGGTGAATCCAGAGATGTGTACCTGGATGAGCTTTATGATGGGATCGTGATGGCAACAATGGCGTCTGGTGAAGTCGAGGTACAGTACGGAAGGCCGACATGAACACGCAAGAGTTGATCATTGAAGCATACGAGCACTCAGGCGAAGGATCGGATCTTGATCCATATGTCGCGGGAGTGTTTGATATTGCGAGTCCTGGAGCAGTAAAGCTGCTTGGATGGATCAACGCAGCGTATAAGCGTGTTTCTACCTGGAAGTTTCCGGATAACCATTTGCTTGATTTCTCCTCCCGACAGACCAAGTTTTATCTGACTACCATAGTAAAAACCGGGACCGCTCAGGCTGGTGCAAGTAGCTCGATCACACTTGCGGCAGCGGAAAGCAATGTTGCCGGTCGATTCATCGGATGGCTTGTAGCGATTACAGGTGGAACCGGTTCCGGACAGAAGCGCGTTATTGTCGGGTATAGTATCGCTCGGGTAGCAACGGTGGCGTATGCATGGGATACGACTCCGGATGCGACGAGTACCTACGAGCTTTACAAAAGGTTCTATCGATTCTGTGAAGCTACTGATCCGTTCCTTGCGGACAACATCGATTTGAGCCCGTCTAAGTCCTTCCGATCGATTTTGCGCATCATGGATATGAAAACAAAAGGCTATCTCACCAAGGGTGGAAGACTGAGCACCTTTAGCGAATACGCGGAATCTGTCGGGAACCCGAGCACGTATGTGGAAAAGAACAACACAATATGGTTTAACTCTGCCCCGAGCGAGGTGAAGTCGTACGAGGTGGAGTATATTCGCGGGCTTGATGATCTTGTAAATGCGACTGATATTCCAGCAATTCCTGAAGAGTTCCATCAGGTGATTGCGTTGCTTGCAATCTGGTGGGGTCTGCGCAGGGATCAGAACTGGAGTGCGGCGTATTCGACCAAGCGCGATATTCTTGATACTCTTGCTTCAATCAGGCAGCCGGGTGAGCTTGAGATGGAAGGTGATGAAGATTTCCTGGAGGTACCCTGATGAGTGTATGGAACAGTGCGTTTGCTGCAAGCCCCGCTGATGGGGACTCGATCAAGTACGGTGCGGGAAAGATTCGTGAACTCAAAGGGGCTGCATACGAGCGCCTGGTGAAAGAGCATGTAATGGATCTTTCTGCTGGTGGTGCCGATGTCGATGGATGGCACCGGGCAGGAAGTGCTAAAGGGTGGTATGGTGGGAGCGCGCCAACCAAGCGCCCAGATGGAATAACTAATCTTGATGCAGAGGACGCTGGACGGATTTGGCTTGATACCAGCGGAAGCCCGACTGCGATCAAGGTGTGGGACGGAACTGCATTTGATGACACTACCGACATCCCATCCCCAGCTTCTTTTGTGATCGAGACAATTACATCCGGATCGGGAAACTGGACAGTCCCTGCGGGAGTGACACAGGTAAAGGCTACTGCTGTAGGTGGCGGTGGTGGCGGAGGCGCTTTTTCTCAAAGCCCATACCCTTCTCTAAACGGAGGCGGAGGGGGAGCTGGAGCAACGGTAATCAATACGATGGCTGTCGTTCCGCTTTCGCTTAAAGCATATGCTATTGGATTGGGTGGGGCTGGTGCTGGAGCCGGTAATACAGCTGGAGGCAATGGCGGGAGCACTACTTTTGATACACTTACGGCAGGTGGTGGAAACGGCGCCGGAAATGGCGATGGTGGGACAGCGTATGGTGGTGGATCTGGTGGCGTAGGAAGTGGCGGAGATCTTAATATCAGGGGGAGCAACGGGGAGAACGGGCAAATGAGCGGAGGTCATGGAGGGTCTTCCACTCTTGGTGGTAATGGATATGGCGCATCATCCAATTCAGGTACTACTTCTCAATCCACAGCGGGTGCAGTAAACAGTGGTGGGGGCGGAGGCGGTGGTAATAGTACTTATGTTAATTACGGAAAAGCAGGCGGTTCTGGAATTATAATCCTCGAATATCAAGTAGGGGCGTAAAATGGGCGACCGAACAGGCAAGCAGGGGTTCAACCTGAGTACACCATCGTGGGTAAGCATCATTGTTGGGCTGATCATGTTCGTGATCGGTTTTGTGCTGTCGCTTAACACCGCATCAGCACAGCAACGGATGCTTACTATTGAAGCAAAAAATACTGAACAGGACAGTACGGACAAGGAAATGGCCAAGGAGGTGAGTGCGAATACGATCTCGGTGAACGTGATCATTACGAAGCTGGACAGCCTTGGCAAGGATATCGCTGAGGTGAAAAGCACAGTGAAGCAGATCCAGCGTGCACAGTAGGAGGACAGAATGAGTGATGAAGTTAAAGTAGAAGAAGTAAAGCCGAAAGGGATCTTTAGTGATCCGCTTGGAGACTGGTCGAGCAAGAGGGTTTTTGGAGTGCTGAGCTTTTTTGTTGCTGTGGTGATCGCCTTCGTTACTCGGGATGCCGCGCTCACCGGAGTGTTCATGGGAAGTGCGAGCGCAGTGTTTATTGCCCAAGCGATCAGTAAAACGTAAGGAACAAGCATGGCTGCAGGAGATCGGAATACTGATAGAAGCGCAATCACCTCAGAACTTCGCGCAGGATCTATCACTCGTACGAGTCGGGACTCCTCGCAGCAGCCGGATCTTTTTGACTTTGATGATTTTAGAAAAACCGATACACCTTATATCTATCTGAAAGAAGGGTGGGCCGGGATCAAGTTGCATGATGGAACGGATATTGGCGGAGCTCCCGTTGTTCCTGCTCCATCCGTTCCAGTTGGATTCGTGTATATGCAGTTGCCTGGTATGGACGCGCCTGACACGTTGTTTAGTGGAACTTGGTCAAACATCAGTGCGTCTTTTGCGGGGGCGTTCTTCCGTATAGAAGGTGGTGATGCATCCGCTTTTGGTGCTGGATCTCAAGGCAACGCGATTGCTTCTCATGGTCATGGAGCGAGTGCGAGTGCGTGGGGAAGTGGGTCGTTCACGGGCGGTGTCGGCACATCCTCGGGCGCTCCACAAAGGCCAGTCTACGCCTACACCAATCAGGCGCTGGCAAGTTTGGGAGTGAGCCTATCGCTTGGCGCATCCGCTTCAGTTGGCGCACCGAACGGCACGACCGTAGCAGGGGAAACACGACCGCTTAACTACACAGTTCGCATTTGGCAACGAGTGGCTTGATAGGGAGGGATGGGAAATGTTTGCAGTCGTAGAAAACAATCAGATCACCGGAATCTATTGCGGAAACAAGTCTGCACTCGGAAACGCACAGACCATCGATGTTCCCGATGATTTCACGGGAATCGTCGGGCAGAACCTGGGGGAGTTTGATGAGCAGTTCAGGGTGCACCCGCTTTCGAAACGGGTAGCTGACGGTTATGTCGTAATCCCGCGGGAACTGAAGCTGGTTGGTGAGGACGTGATACCGAAGGACCCTCTTGAGCGGTGCGTCGAGGGTATCGATCCGGTTCCCGAAGGAAAGAAACTTGTTGACGGGCAGCTCGTTGACCTTGCATACGAGGAGTTTGTTCAGGCGGGTCTTAAGACGGAAGAAGAAGCGCAGCTTGATGAGGTCGAAATGGTGACCATGAACAGAAGGGCCTGGTATTTCAACGTGGGCGACCCGTTGTTCTTCAAGGAACAGCGCGGTGAAGTTCCGGCAGGGGCATGGCTGGCAGCGGTGGAGCAGATGCGGGAGCTTAATCCGTATCCTGCCGGGTATTCGCCGAATACTATAACGGAGAAAACATGAGTGATCTAAAGGGTCTCTTTACTAACATGCCGGATACTCAAGACGTTACAATACGTCCGCTGGACAAAGGCATCGTTCTTAATCTGCCTTCTCAGTTGATTCCGGCTGGGGGCTTCTTCGTTTTGAAAAATTACCAGGCAACGACACAGGGGCTAAGAAGACGGTCTAACTACTCGGTGTTTATTCAAGGCGTGTTTGAAGGAGATCCGATTGATCTTGTTACGCTTTGGGGTACAGGTGGGACGCAGAAAACATACTTGATTACGACGAAGTATCTGTACTCGGTCAGCGCGCTTGGAGGCGTGATTCCGATCTACTTCAAAGAGGTTTTTGGGACAATTGATGTCTCGGGTACCAGTGTTACTGGTCATGGTACACGATGGGTGGATATCGGGATAAAGCCGGGTGATGTGCTCGTTGTCGGATCTGAAAGCGCGGTAGTAGGGTCAGTTGGGGCTAATACAGATATTACTCTTGCGAGCGCGGATATCACTGATGCTACCGGACTTTCGTATGAGATCCGCAGGGTGTTTGGAGCAGAAGTTCCGTACTTGGTGGACTGGCAGGTCGCAAATGATCTACTGGTTATTGCAACGATATTGAACCCCCCGCTTTATGTTGGATTCGGTGATGCAGAAATGCATGAGCTTATCCGTACGGAACGAACAGTAACGGCAACGGTTACTTCTGGAAGTACTGTTGTCACCGATGTAGCCCCGGCATACGTGGAGTCTACCTGGAAAGGCGACCCGGTAAGTGGGACCGGGATTCCGAATGGTGCGGTAGTGGATTCGATCGCGAGTTTGAGTTCATTTACGCTTTCTGCAGCAGCTTCTGCAAGTGGATCTGGAGTGAATTTGCTTGTCGGACTTAATCATTATGCAAGTACGGGAAGGTTCTCGGCTGAAACTGCGGCGTTCTTCAATGATGCGCTCTGGTTCGGGCATACTATTAGCGCACTTGATGGAGAAAAGCGCTACCAGGTGCGATGGAGCACAGTGCTCGATATTACAAACTTTGCGGATTATACCGCGTACTACGATATTCCGTATCAGACTGGTCGGTTAAAGAAACTACTTCCGATGGGAGAAACCCTGATTGCGTATTTTGATGACGCGATTTATGTCGGGAAGAAAACGAACATCCCGAATCTACCAGTAGAGTTTGATCCATATCCCACCGGAGGGATCGGCCTTGTTGGAATGTACGCGGTAACAGCCTGGCTTGATGGGCACTTTTTTGTAGGGCAGGATGACATTTACTTCTTCTCTAACCGCGGACTGCAAAAGATTGGAACCCCGATTGTTCGAGAAACAATCAAGAAATGCCAGAACATCTGGCGGATTATGTCTGCGGTAGACCCACAACGGCAGAGAATTGTTTTTGGATTTCCAGAAGTAAATGAGAGCTACACGAAAGTCTGGAGCTTTGATTATGTGGCGAAGGCTTGGAGTTACGAAGAGATCAATGGAGTAGGAAGTTTTCTTCTTTCAAATCCAATTGTAAACTCAACGGTCACCTGGTCGGAGTTGAATATCACTTGGGATGGTCCTGAAATCGCTCCTTATAGTTGGGATGCGCTCTCTTCAAAGGAAGAGTTTCGGTCGCTATATCGGGATAACGGGGCAGACATCATTCGAATGTCGGATCTGGATGAAGGTCTTGATATGCAAACAACTATCATCGAAGGTGTAATAGAAACCGGTGATTTTGATTTTGGAGCAACCGACACAAACAAGTTGTACAAGCGACTTTCTATCAAGATTGATCGAGATAGTAATCAGTTTGATGAGACGGTTTCGTTCCTCATGTACGGATCAGCTAACCGGGGAAAGAGTTGGAAGGCTCTTGGAACTTTAGCGATTCCAGTGGATGAAGATGAGGGCTACATCACGTTCCGCATGACAGGGAGCACGTGTCGGTTTCGGTTTATTAGTACGGACGCAGTGAAGAGCTACATTATCTCTGAGATGACTTTGCGCGTTACGGGGGTGGGTCTTGAAACAGGTCTGTATAAGCAATCCGTTTAGGGTCGAAGAGCCAAGTCGGTTTATTGCGCATGAGCTATGGGAATTACCGCATCCAAGTGGATTCTTTCGCGTGGCTGATGGATGCCGGTTTGAGACGTTCGAGCAGAACATTATGGAGTCCGTGCTGATCCTTCGGTATCCGTTTGGATATGTGCGCGTGGAGAAAATGAATAAGGGCGCGCTCATGGTTATCGGAAAGGTCCACGGGGTGTTCCATGATGTAAAGGCAATGATCGGAGGAGCTGCGGCAAGGGGGTTTAGGGAAGGCGCGAAGTTTTTGTTTCGCATCTATCCTGAGCTTCAAAGGCTCGAATGCACGATCCCGGAGCAAAGCCGATCGCTTCGGCGGCTACTTACCGAGGCCGGGCTGGTTTACGAGGGCACTATGCGCCAATGGTACAGATTCGCTGATGGGAGTATAATAAACGCGGTGATGTTCTCGGTAGTCAGGGAGGGTAGCGATGGGTGACCATACATACACTAATGCGAACCAGGCACAGACTGATCTTGCGAATGCATCGGTTGGAAACGCTTCGAACTTGGCTGCTGGAAACATGGGCCAGCTCCAGGGGCAGGTGACTCAGGCGGCGAATCAGGGGATCAACGCGGCACAGAACTATAATCCGAATGCCGGGATGAATAGCTTTTTGCAGTACGCACCGACATTGCAGAACATGGTTATGGGAGCACAAAGCCCGCTTCAGCAGGGGCTGAATGCACAGGCCATGCAGGAATCCGCGCAGGCCATGAGGAACACCGGAAACCAGTTTTCGAATACTGGGTCGCTGCATAGCGGCGCCGCACAGGCTGCGATTGCGCAGGCGGGAGCACAGCCTTTCGCGAATGTGCAGAACCAGCTTGGAAGCCAGCTTGTTAATCAGACCGGCGCGCTGTGGGGTCAGGCAATGCCTGCCATGATGAGCGCAAATCAGTACGGTGCAGGGCTACAGCAAAACGCGCTTGGTAATGCGCTGGGCGCATACGGAAGCATGTATGGACAGAACACCGGGCTGTATGGTCAGGCAATGGGCGCGCAGGCACAGCTTGGTGCTCCGGACCAGACGCAGAATCCCAACTGGTGGGACTACACCATGCAGGGAATCGGTGCAGCGACTTCAGTGGCGAGCGCCATTGCTGGTGTCCCGAGTAAGAAGTAGGAGGAGTATATGGCAAGCGGCGTAGGGCAGAGTCAGCAGAACTTTCAGATGATGCTTCAGGGCATCAATTCGTTCCGGGATCAGATGAACGAGCTGCGCCGTCGTGCCGAAGTGAACTACGCGAGCGCAACCAAACAGCTCCAGGATGAAGTGAATAGCGGCTACCATAAAAGCTGGAAAGAGTATCTGACTGTCGAGGGAAACCGTGAAGCGTTCAAGAAAATCACCTCAGCCATGATGGGTGGCGAGCAGGCTGATGCTCTTATTCAGGGGCTATCGAGCGGATTGCTTTCAGCAGAAGAACTACAGAATATGGGTACAAAGGCGATCGCAAATATGGTCGTTGCACCCGAGCAGGATCAAACGCAAAGCGCTCCGAGTGGTTCAGCAGGTCAGCAGGCGGGCGGTGGTGTAGGGATTAACCTGCCACCCTACCAGCAGGGTCAGGGCGCACCAGGCGCTACTGGGGCCGTACAGGGCAGTGCTCCACTTCCTACCGGAGCAAGCCCGCGGAACCTGGCTGGGCAGGGGGATAATGGTACGGTACTTACTCGGCCTGCACCGTTCGCTCCGAGCATGGCGAACCCGAATGGATTCCGCGCACCGACACCGACTCCGCAGGCTATGTTTGTTCCACAGGAACCGACTTCGACAGTAGTGAATGATCAAACTGTAACTCCTCCGGTGCCCTCGGCTACTCCGGATGCAAAGGGGATTACTTCACCGACAATCGATACTTCAGGGAGCAACATTGATCAGGTGGCTGTTTCAGTTGATACGCAGCTTGGACAGGTGTTTGGGTTTGATCCGGGAGCGATGCCGAATCAAAGGATTGATAAGTCGGTTTCAGTCGTGAATGGCAAGCCGACGTTTAATACTCAGGTGTATGACCATGCCCACGGAGCCGGGGCTGCACAGAAACTTCAGGCGCAGCTTCAGGCGAAAGGCAGCTCGATCGATCAGTTGGTTCAGACCAGGTTCAACGCACTTGAAGCTGCTCAGCGAGGAGACAAATCGTATCCGCTCGGGGGAGGGCCAGCTTCAAGCGGGGCTGCTTCAAGTCCGGTTGGATCGGGATTTGATGAGTTTCGTAAGCAGCTTTTTGGGAGCGCGGAAGCTGCGGCCATCGTGAGCACCCCAGTAACCGAGATGACGGGGAAGGAAAACATCATTGCCGGGCGCGCTCTTACTCAGGGCTGGAAATGGGCGGTGAACCAGGACAGGAAGAACGCCAAAGCTGTTCAGGGTGAGTTCGCAAATGTCCCCGATGAGGTGATGCTGAACATGGTGAACAACGCTCAAACTGGCCCAAGACCGCAGGATAACTCGATCGCAGGATCGGTGTATAGCGGCCTTACTCCGGCACAGCAGACTCAGTTTATGGAGGCCACGCGGCAGTATGAGAGTTCGTTAAAGCGCACTGATGCGAACTTGTATCTGCAAAGCCAGCAGCTTAACGCTGAAGAGCAATGGCGACTCGCGCAGATGAAAGCAACTGTGGCGAAGTCTGCGGCAACGGCGAATCCGTACTTCAAGGAAATCCTTGATAGCTCGGATAAAATCATCAATGATTTCATGACAGCGACGTACAAAAAGGAACCTGATCCGGCAATGGCGCAGAAGATCCTTGAAGTAGAAATGGCAAAGAATCCTCAAGGAGCCGTCGCTTCTGCATGGAACGCTCGGACAGCAATCCTTGTATCAATGTCTCCGGAGAACGTTCGAGCACAGGTTCGTACAGTTACTGAGGATCTTTCTTGGTGGCGAGGACAGAAAGACGTTGGGGATGTTGTTATGCCTACAGTGACATTTCCTGGAATCGAAACTAAAACTCAGTCTGATAAAGCTGCGGAGCAGTACAGGCAGAAGTACCGGCAGAATAGCGGGGGTTGAAATAAGGAGACTCTATGGCCGATTGGACGGGGTTGTACAATGATCCGGGGTTTCAAACGCTCAGCTATCAACAACAGCAAAGCACTATCAGTGGTCTTCTCAGCGATGAGCTGAATCAAGATCCAGCATTCCAGCAACTTGATCTCATGGCAAAGCAGAAAGCATTCACAGCTATCCTTCAGGACAAGATGCCTGCCTTCGCTGATCCTACTTTTCGTGACTGGGCCAACGCGGTCATACCAAGCTTCAATCAGGCTCGGGAAGCAGCGAAAAGCGGAGATCCAAAGGCACAGGATACGATCAATCAGATCATGTCCGGTGTGAGTCACATGGAGCTTACTCGGGCATCTGGTGTGGCGCGTTTTACACAGCAGTTCGTGGACTGGAGCGGTCTGACTCAGTTGATGAACAACGATCAGAACAGCATCATACAGAAGTACCCTCTTACCGGAAAACTTATTCTTGGAAAGGATGCACAGAAGTTCCTCGACTACATGACCTTTGCATCAAAGGACATCAATAACGCCAGCGCATGGACCATGGAGCGTGCGGTTGATAAGATGGCCGGTGTTATCGGAGATGTTGCGGTGACCGCGGCCTTTCTTGGAAATCCGTTAGGTAAAACACTCGATGCGGCTGGGGCAGTAGCGGCAGCCAAGAAATCAACCAGCGCAATCCGCTGGATGTTCCGCGTAGCGTTACCGTTTCTTGGTAGAACCACTGTTGAAGACGCGGCGCTTACGCTAAGCGACTATTATCGCAACGGAGACGATCTTTCAAAGACGACTGCAACCGAGTTTGGAAAAAGGTTCGGAGAATGGGCGGCACTTGATTATCTCATCGGAGGGGCTGCTACCGTGGCGATGCCGTTTCTATCCGGTGCGGTTCGAGGGCTCTTCAAGCGTGGCGCGGGAAACTGGAAGAACATTAAGAGTCCGGAAGACTTGCAGAAAGTATTTCAGGGAATTGAAAACGGTACGATTGACCCCGCGGTACTCAAAGAAGCTCCATCGTTCATTCAGGATAGCTTTGAGATGCGAAAGAATGCCCGGCTTGCTGCGGCGCACCTTGATAATCTTGATGCATATCCGATCGAACAGGCAACTCTTGCAGCCTCCGGAAGTGGGGCGATGTTTGCGGCACTCGATGATGGCACTTATCGAATCACTACGATCGACGAGGCAAAGAGCGCCGTACAGACGATTCATCAGGATCTCGTGACTGCAAACAGGCAACTTGCTGCGCTTGCTGCACAGAAGGTTGCGGATCTTCCTGATGGTGTGGTTGATACGGTTAAGGCTGCAGACCCGGCCCTGGCGAACATTCAGACAGTAGAGGAAACACTGAAGAAGCTCTACTCCCCGGCTGAGCGTGTTGGGTTTATCGGTATAAAGGATCGGCCCTATGTTTCTCGCGCTGAAGCAGACGCTCTTGCCAAAGGAACCGATGGAGCGCAGACCAAGGTACTTGAGTTCACTGCGGATTCTACTCGTTTTGCAGCAAAGGACATTCGGAACAATCTAACTCCGGTTGATGTGATGCCGGGTGGAGAAAAGAATGCGATCATCGCTCTTACGAACGAAGCTCCGGCTCAAGAAGTAGGTGCTGCAAGCGCGCTTGCCGCGAAGATACAAAACCCGAATGTACCGCAAGAACAGGTAAGAGACATTGTTCTACAAAAAGCAGGATACGATCACTTCGTTAATCCGGATGGATCGGTGCATTTGCTTTATCCTGATCAGGCAAAGCTCGTATCGGCGAATGTGAATCCGAGCACTGGTGGAGTAGGATCTCCGGAAAATGTACTGCATAGCGCAACCCCGAATGCGGTGCGTGCTCAAGCGTATGCTGAACAGCAGTTCAAAGTAAGTGCCGGAGCAAAGACTCTCACGAGAAACGATCAGTTGATGGTTGATACGCTCGCGTCGTTTACCGGAGATGTGAACACGGGCAAATTGCAGAAGCTATCTCAGATGTATCTGAAGGAACTTGGAGTAGATACTTCAGAGCTGTCTGTGAAAGTCAAGGGCGCACAGGAAGCCGCACAGGAAGGAGCCGTATTTGCACGAATCAATGGGAACAAGATTGAAATTAGTGTACCAAAGGCGATCCGCACAGCAAGCGAGCAGAAGAAGTTCATTTCGGAACTCATGGATGAGTATCAGAATATCGCGCAGACAAAGGGCAAAGCAAGAGGCGCAGCGCGCGCGAAGCCTGGCTCAGTATTCGAGAATATCTATCAACAGAGCATTACCCGGTATGTTCCCGAACTCGTTAATCCGATCGCACGGGAGTCGTGGATTCGGAGCGTCATTGATGAGATGCACGGGACGATCGGGAGCGTACCCGGGGGTATCTCTGTATCGTTGCCGGGCGGTGTAGTTCAGGAGTTTTCGAATCTGGAAGAAGTGCTGAACAGCCTGGTGAAAAGCTCCATGGATGTGGGTGGGCTAAAAGCAGAACTTGCTCAGCAAGGCTATAGGCTCATCGAGCTGCGTGATGGTGGGCTTGCTGTAAAGGGTCCGGGCCTCGGAAAGGGAATTACTGGCAGAACGCCGCAGGATATCATGGAACGGCTCAACTTTGTTCCAACGAAACTCGACGCGCGCTTTGCACCTAAAGTGGCTGAGATTAGCGACAGCGCGGTGAGCTTCAATGTTACAGGCCGAAGCGCTCTTGGTTCTCGGAAACAGTTGTTGGAGTTCTTCAATAACTTCGAGGACAAGAACTATGTGCTGAAGATGCGCAAGCTCGGTTCGACCCGGTACGGGGATCTTGCCGCGCAGCCTGATGGACGGATTCGGGTGACCCTACCTGCGATCAACAGTACCATGGAGTTCGGCAGCCTTGCTGAAGCACGAAAGTTTGCCGAAGGTGGCTGGAAGGATCTTGTGAATGTGGAGGCCCTGGCTGAGAAGAAAGGGCTAAAGATGCGCTTTGATAACGGCGTTTGGACCCTGAACGATGGTCAGACGCTCAACGTGGCAAGAAACCGTGAAGGAGTCTACAAGATACTCAAGAGCTATCCGGATGCCACTGACGGCGTGCCTGACGTGCTTGCCGGGCTTGATCCGAATATCAGCCGGGAAGTCGAGGAGTCAGTACTGGAATACCGATCGATGCTAAAAGAACACCAGATCCCAAAGCCTGGGCTTCCTCCGCAGGTTCCTCCTGAGATCGGCGGGGAAGTCCGAGCAATGGGTGCGCGTACCGTGCTGAAAGCATACACCACGAATCAAACAACATGGATGGAAGGCTACGCAAGAACAACCGGAAACACGGTTCTACTTGGGAAGTATCGGGAGCTTGAGAACGCGATGCGCTTTGCTACCGGGAAGAGTCATGCCAGCACGATGGCTCTTGATCGGGTGTTCCATGAAACCGGGAAGATGCTAAAAAAGGACCGAAGGCGCGCTTTGTTCTATCATATGGGTGCTCAGAGTCCGGATGAACTTGCAGCAGCTCTGGAAGAGTTTGGCCCACTGACCGAGGCTGAAAACCGAATCAAGGATAACCTTCGTGCTCTTTATGATGCGCTCGGAACTGAGTTCAATATTGATCCACGGAAGCTGATCGAGAACTACATGCCGCGCATCAGGCGCTATGCGGATAACTACGAGAACAGCGCACTTGTGACTGCGGCAACAAACGCCGAGGAGCTGACCTCTTACGTGTTCCATGATGGAGTGCCAAAAGAGATCAAGTTCTGGGCTGAGAACGACCGGCTTGAAGAACTGCTCAGCTTTGCCGCGGATGATGATGCATATTCGGTTGCGGCCAAATACATCAATCAGGGCTACAAGAAGCTGTACCTTCAGCAGACCTGGAAGGATCTGCATAAAACTATGATGGACCAGAAGAAGCTCGGCGTGATTGATGCGTTCGCGTTTGACAGGATGAACCGGTATCGTGAGCTTGTCATGGGCACCTTCAAACCTGAAACTCAGGCACGGTTGGAACATGCAGGAAAGCTTTTCATGACCAATCTTACCGAAAGTCCGATCATCTCGAAGCTCATGGGAAAGGATCGTTTGGGCAAGTTGGGATGGGAATCCAGAAAAGCTGCGATCATCGAAAGCGGGCAGAACCTCCCAAAGACCATGTTCAGCTTAAACTACTTCGGCTCGATGGGCTGGAGATGGTGGCTTGCAATGCGCAACAACTTCCAGGTATGGGTGACGCTCGCCCCGCGGTTCGGCCTTGACTGGACAGCGAAAGCAGTAAAGTACGTGGATCAGGCCGGGCCTGAGTTCTACGACTACCTGATGCATCTCGGGGTTGTTTCAGGTCAGGCGCCGGTTGTAACAAAGCTGCTCGCCGCGGACACGTTCATCGGAAAGATGACTGAGCAGTCCATGAAGATGTTCAAAAATAGCGACGAGTACACTCGTGCGATCGCCTACGCTACAGCCACGCTACGATGGGAAGATGCTGTGAGTGCATGGAAGAAGGGCGCGATTAATCAGAAGAAGCAGTTTCTGGACATCTCGGGCCTTGATATGATGAGTCCGGACATTGCCAACAGATCGTTCGATTTCTTCCAGCAGGGTATCACGAAAGGAGATGATGTAGCACTCACCGCAGGCCGCGACGTGTTTGCAGCTCAGGTGACGCATGACACCATGTTCGGCTACCGTGCGAGTGAAAGCCCGATGATCAACCACAGCTTCCTCGGGAAAATGTTCGGGCAGTACGGGACCTATGCCGCAGGCTATCGGGCAAACATCTTTAACGCGATTCGGTACGGGAGCCCGGCAAAGAAGGCTGCGTTCGTTGGTCGGTTCCTTGCGATAAACGGCGCGCTTTACGGCTCATTTGCAGCCCTTGGAATAAACGCAACAGACTTCATTCCGGGCCTTCCTGGGTTGTTCTCTGGTGGCCCAATGTTTCAGACTGCCGTGGATATCATGACCATGTTTGGTAGCTCACAGGAGTCCGCCCAAGCGCGCGCTCGGGTAGAGCGGGCATTTCTTCCGATAAGCGTTTCGGAGAAAACAGGCGCAGCCAAGTTCGGCTATCCCGGGCTCATGCCGGGAACCATCCAGTACAATTACCTGAAGAAAGCCTACCACTACGCACTGGATGGTGATAGCTGGAACACTTGGCTCGCCCTTTCAACTATTCCAGCTCGGAAAGATGGCCCGTGGAAGTTTCAATAGCGTTACGTTGATATCAACGAGTGGGATCGTGAACGTCTTTTTCATGTTTTCCCCATTTCAATAGGAACCTTGTACTTGCCACCTTTCTTAACATCTGTCAGCACGACCACGTAGGATAGATGCTTGTGATGATCGTGCCTGCGCAGCTTTCCGGTGTCCGGATTGATGAAGCACAGGTCGCCTGCTTTTAGATCTTCTTCTGCGGTGAAGGTTAGGAAGGATTTCATGTTCATTTGGATATGACTCCGGCCCGAATTAGGCATCTTTTTGTTTCCGCTTTGGTCTTGCCCGATTTACCAGCGACGTCTGTTAATCTCCACAGCAAAATATCGAATATGTGATTCCAAGCATTGCTTTTTGTTTCGAGTGAATCAGCCCTCACCCAATATTGTCCGTGAGAACTGTTGACCAATACTTCGATTCGAGAATCAGTAATTCGAACCTGCTGTCCAGTTTCGGGAACTGTCCAAAGATCTATCTCGACCTTTGCGTACACCCTTCCTTGTATATTCATTCTTTTCTCCTTGTCGATCGCTCGACTAACTGATTGATGGCCTGCTCAAACAGGTCAAGATCGGGTACCGGGAAGCGAACGTTCTTCTGATCCTTTGTGTCGGCCATGATCCATATTTCAAGAGAAAACGGATCAAAGTCGTAGAAGTATCTGGTGAAAGACCGGGTGTTGATCACATCCATATGGCCGCTTTCATCAGGCGCTGTTTGTAGAAGCGCGCCAAGAGGACCGATGTTTGACAGAGCTGCAAGGCGTTTCCGAACCAGCTCTCGTTGCCGGTAGTAGTGGCAAGAAACTGCGTAGTAGGAACACCCGGTAATCACAGCGATCTCCTTCATGCTTGAAGGAAGACGAATGTTCGGGTGCTCGATAAGCCACTTGGCAAACTGCCCTCGTTTGCGCTCAGCCTGGATCAGGCGCACTGGTTTCTTACGCTCCCGAGCAGGCTCGATGCCAAGCCGTTTCAAGAACCTGCTCATTGCCGTATGATCAATTCCGATGGCGTCCGCGGCAGCTCGGGCAGACCCGTACACCTCGTAGGCTTTCAGCAGCTTTGCCTGCGGAATTGTTCGATCTATTCCTGGTCTTCCTCTTGCGACTCCCATTCGGGCACCTCGTATTTGTAGATTTCATCGCCTGCTCGGGTAGCGTAGTCCTGCTCTTCGAGCTTTCCAGATCCATTCGATGCTCGCCATATGCTTACGCGATTGTTGTTGTACAGATATTCGATTGCAGCGGTAAGATCATCCGCGCGGACACCGGTATTTTGTAGAGTTTGCTGGCGCTTTGCCTCACCCTTGGCTTTGATGTAGTTTTCAATTTTCGTTATGTACTTCATGAAGCCCTCGTTGCGGATGTCTTGAATGAGCATCGGTGAGAGCGAATAGGTATAGCGAAGAAGCCTGCCTGCGTCCTTAATGTAGCGGATATCCACTACGTTCGAAGCAAGGTCATATGCCTGGATTTTCAAGAGCACTGCAACCTTGAGCAAGATCACATCCATCCGGCTCTTGGACCCGGCACTTGAAATGTCTCGCTCGATGTTATCCCGAAATCTGTTGTACCATTCCCAAGCATAGGCAGTAGCCTCTTCATCAAATGAGAACTCTCCTTGGGCGTTTTCTGCTATCCATGCAAGCCGTTTGCGTAGTTCATCCACATCAGGCGCACTTTTTACGATGCGTGGAGGAAAAAACCGTCTGGTAGTTTTCTCCTGAAACACGATCACGCATCGGGAGATAAATCCATCACCGAGGGCTGCGTTCGGAATCGAATCTTTGAATCCTTCCGCGGTCGTTGCTGCGAGCAGGTTCGTGTGCAACTTTTTTAGCTTGATCTTTCCTCCACCTTTCGTGGCTGATTCGAAGGTGCCTTCCGGATCATAGAGTCTCATCAGGATTTGAATCAGCGACTCATTATAGGACTGTTTGTTTACCATGACTGACATCTCGGAAAGCAAAATCAGGATCTCATTTGTTGCAGGAACAAACAACGCCTTTCCATCCGCGTTCCTCATTGCCTCACCCGTAGCGTCTCGCACGCGGATCTTTCCGGCATTCAGTGCTTCGATGAGTGCTTCAGGAGTTCCTTTGTCGCGCATGATGTTAAGCTGTTTTTTCGCTCTCATCACATCGTTGCGGATCTCCCGGTCAATTTCATCGAGGATGCTTGCGCCGAAGGAGATCACACTACTCTTCTTTACGATGCCCGCGGTACCGGCGAGGATAACGTACAGGTGGGTATATAGTGGATTGTAGAACCACTTGATACTTACCTCGCGCTTGACCACTGAGGAGATCAGAGAAAGCGCAGTCCATTCTACGAATAGCGTAGGTGACTCGGTTCCTCGAAGAGTATAGATCATGTCGGTAATGAAGCCCTTGCTTTTTGGCATGTGTTCATCAGCCGGGTCGCAATACGCATGTGGGCCTTTGATCCAGAATGGATCTGGATCGAGTGATTCATCGTACGGGATCGGGCAGTCATCGACCCATGTGGGACGAATGATTTCCTGCACCTTCTGTTTTGGTCCACGCTGTTGCATATGACCCTCACTGTACTACATGATGGACTGGTAATTGGGCCGCATACTCTTTGCCTCGAACACGCTCGTTCTGCGGGCGTATCCTTTTCTCCCGCATGGAGCGCGCAATTAGGAGACCCTTGTACTCCTCCTTCGTAAACTCCTGGGTGACTCCACTGTTGTAGTGGACGATGACGGACCCGTCTTCCCTGATTTCGTCTGTTTTTTGAACCATTTTTCTTCCTCTACCATGTCGTACCAATTCCGGCCAATTTTCGCGTCCACCGGGAAACTTACCTTGTACCCATTAACTTCGATCGGAGCCTGCATTTGAGATTTGGCTTTATCTAAGAACAACAACAGATCCTGTTCGGGGATTTCGAACATTACACTGTCATGTGTGGTGAGGATCATGCGCCAAGTTGGAAGACTGACTTTTGGTAGAGGGATCAATGCGCGCTGTGAGACGATATCTGCCGCAGTGCCCTGTACTGGAGTGTTTAGCCCCTCACGAGTGATACTGCTTGGAGGCCCGAGAAGATAACGCTTGCGTCCGAATGCATTCGTGATCGTCCGTGTTTTTTCAACTTCTTTAATTATTCCATCGTACCACTTTGCGTATTTCGGATGCGCCCTTCGATACTCGGTATCTGCTTCACAGAATCGATCAAAGGTCAGGCCGAGTTCAGGTACTTCTTTTGCAACCTTTCTGAACACTCCACGAAGAGTTCCACCATAGTTACGTCCGAAGATATACACTTTCGCCGCTCTTCGAGCGATGGTCCATAATGGATGTGATGGGTCGATTTTGAACAGGATGCGGCAGTTCTCGCTATGAATGTTCAGACCCTCCGCAAAGATTGCAATAAGCATTTCGTCTTTAGAAAGATACGCGATGACGCGCAATTCCAGATTCGAGTAGTCAAGCTCAACAAGAAGATTTCCCGCATCAGCTACGAAGGCTTTCCGGATGATTTTTCCTGGGCCCTTCATAGGAATGTTCTGTGCATTGCCGGGAAACTGCTTCTCGTAACCTGAGCCTTTCTTCTGCTTTCCTCCACTGGATAGCCTTCCAGTGTTTGTTCCGTGGATCTTGAACTGGAAGTGCACTCTACCATCAGCTTCAACCGGGAAGAACCCGTATGTAGAGATCACCTTGTCGATCTGAGTAAGTGTGCGATGGTCCTTGATGAAGGCAAGCAACAGTTCGAGTCGTGCCTTTTCAGTTGCGTGGTCTGGTGTAATCCTACGCAGCCGCGCGATGTCCCGGAGCCTGTTACTTGCCGCGATCTGTAATGATACAATATCATCTTCAGCTACCGCAGGAAGCCCGGTATCAGTCGTCGGGATCTTACCCATCGTTCGCGGAAGGATAAACGGGGGATCAGCCGCAAACGTTTGCTTGAGCGCTGTAAGCTCGCGAAAAGCCTTACTGTCCTTTTTCTTTCTTGGATTCTCCTCATACTCATCAAGCTTCTTTAACGCAGTACGAAACTTTGCCGGGCGTAGTCCGTAGAAAATGAATGCAAGATCCTGTGATGAATGCAGGTTCAGACGCTCAGATAACGGGTAGTCTCGAAAAATGGCTTTATGCATTCTTGTGTGGCTTTTCTTCAGCGTCTTCATCGCGGCATTAAAGATGTTCTGATTAAACCCCATGCCGTTGTCCATCATCTGTGCGATCGGACGAATGAGCGGCATTGAGATGTTTTCATAGATCCAAGCAGTACCTGAGCTTTTCAAATCCGCAAGCATGGGCTTGGTATTCTGCTTTAGTGTCACGCTATCCCGGCAGTTGTACGTACGGAACTCCGCGTCTTCATAGCCCATCATTGAGCTTTCGCTGTTGAGTACGAGATCCTTCCAGTACGGAGTGATTCCATAAACCGATGTAATGTAGCCAAGGTTGTGTGGAAGCTCTGGATGGATCGCGTGGTGAAGCAACATGGTATCATGAGCAATGTTGCCTACTGGGAATCCGTTATATTCAAGAATACGAAAGTCGTACAGAGCGTTCTGAAAGATGATCGGGCACTTGGCAAGGATCAGGCGTACTGCGCGAATTACAGCAGGTTCGTCCTCCTTGGACCAGTAGCGCTGCTTGCCCTTCTTATAGAAGGGAATCGAGATCGTATGCGTGTTGCTGTCGGCGAAGCTCAGGACGTAGATTTCAGCTCTCATCGTATTCAAGCTGGAAGCCTCGATATCACACCCGAGTTCGGTTTTGTCCCGCACCACGCGCTCAGCAAAGGCTGTTACCTGCGAAACAGTAGGGAACAGGATGAAGTCTTCTTTCGGTGGGGTGTAGCCGCCTTTCACAAGACGCTTGATTTTCTTCCAGTCATTTGACCAAGTTGGCTCTTCTTTAACGTTGCCCTTCATTATGAATGAGGGCTGATAAGTAGGAATAACAATGATTTGCGTGCGCGTTTTCCCGGTACGACGGTTCATGCTTGATTCCCAGATCGATCCTGATTCATCCACATAACGAACGAAGATCGATCCTCGGTTCTTCATGATCCCGCCGGGAATGCCAAACCGATTAAGCGCTGTAGTTCCTATTGGAACAAACATTGTTACCCCGAGCTTTACGAGTGTGGCAAGTTCTTCCTGAAAACCAGGGGCGCATTTTTCAAACGCATCTTCTCCTTCAAAGTTGTCTATTTTACCCCCCGGAGGGCGGCAGTTAATCGCATTGAAGAAGTACACGCTCTTAGGCGTAAGGTCCACGGCATAAAGAATGTTCCTCTGCCAGGTGCCGGCCGCTCCAACAAACGGCGTTCCTTCCTCAGCTTCTTCTCTGTCCGGAGCCTCGCCACATATGGCGAGGACGGGCTTTGAGATACTGCAAATGCCCCGAACTTTAGTCTGTCCATTCAGAGCGCAGTTCTTGCAGTCAGATAGCTTTCGTGCTATACGTAGCATCCGGGCCTCACTTTATTGCAAACAGGATGATGAAGAGGAGCGCGGTAGCTCCTGCGCCCAATGCGACTTTACCCCGGGTGTCGGCTGAACGTTCTGCGGCAGCAAGCCGTGTGGATAGATCCATGTTCATAGTTACAAGGCGCTTGGCCTGCTCAGCCTGCCCGATCGCAACATTGTACACCGTTGTCGCGTAGGTAGAATAAAGGCCGAGCATCGCGTTGGCCCATATTGCACGGCGAAGTTCTCCATAGGTCACATGATCGGATGCAGTGATGATCCGTTCATCACCAGGCTGATCAGCCGGAGGGACGAGTGCTGGAGGAGCTGGTACGCTCAGTGAACTCGCATCTTCGATCGCATATGTAGCCGCGGTACCGATAACGACAAGTAGAATGATAGCGAACAAAAGCTTCTTCATGATTTCTTCCCTCCGAATGCCGCGTGAAATCTGGCAAGAACTTCTTCCTGTTTGGCCGCGATGATTTCCTGCTGCTTTTTTTGAACCTTATCAGCGAGCGCATAACCTGAGTCGGTAAGCTTCTTCACGTAGGCTTCCGAAAGCTGCTTTTCTGCGGCGACCTGCTTGATTGCATCCGCTTGAGTCTGCTTGCCCGAGCGAATGTACCAGATCACAAACGCGACAAGACCGATGGCGGTGAGGATCACGGCCCACGCCTTCTTAAAGAAGTTCAGCATCTTCTTCCTCCATCTCAGTTTTGGCGATGTGGTCGATAAGCTCGGACAGACGCTTAAGTATGGTATTCTTCTTCAGCTCGCGCTTTCGCGTTTCCACCAGGTTCTTGACAGAAACCACGTCGCTGAACGGTACATGAAGCATCTTAGCCACTTCCTTGCACAGTTCCTCGGCGATCGCGTACTCATGCGACAGATCAGTTTTTGTTGCCATAGATCCTCCTATAACATCTTGATCACGTACTCCACAGGCGAGGGCGTGACGATAAGCCATGGACGAGTAACACGGGAAAGAAAGGTGAATACCTGCCGGGGATCAAGGCGCTTGGAAAGGACGAGCACTTTAGCGGCCCCGCCTTCGTTTACCTTGCCGAGCGCAGGTACATGCAACACTTCCGGATCAGTCGGATGGTAGTGGATCTCATCGGATCGAAACATCATCCACGGCTCATCGGTAATGTGCGTAATCAGATAGGGCACCTTGGAAACCCATCGCGGATGGGCATATCCATAGATGTCTCCGGCAAGGATCATCGAGCCAAGCAGTACAGTGACAAGCTCTTCCAGTTCAGCGTCGTCGTTCTCGTTCTCGTGATCCTGGATAACGCAGATACTCGTCTGCGCTTCATGGACTTTGTTCACCACTTCAGTAAGGGAGAAGGAGGGAGCATCTGCTCCCCCCAACTCGATCACAACGGCGTACAGGCCATGCTGCGGACCACCGACCAAAGGCCGGTAGAAAATGCCGTTGAGTTTCATTTACGCATCCTTATCCGCGTCCTTGTCCTCGGACCACCGGGAAAACCGATTGACGAATCCGGAATCCGACTGCTTGTCCTCGACCTTCTTCGCAGTAGCACAGAGCGTTTTGCCAACGGTTTTCTGTATGACCTTCAGGATGTTCTCGTCGTCCTCTTCCTTGACCTTGATCTTTGTTGCATTCACAATGGCCCTCGCGTTGTTGATTGAGATGTCCCGCTGGTAGCCGCCATTCGAAAGCTTCTTCTCGTAGTCCTTGTGATCCGAGTCCATGAAATACAGGTTCTCGTACACGAGGGAGCCGATCTGATTTGCGTTTCGGTCCTCTTTCACATCGATGACCTCAAATGCAACTGAAATGTTCGAGCCATCATCGTTCTTGCTGCGACTCGCCTTCACGCTCTTGATCGAAAAGACGTATCCACCATCGGGTACTACGGTTCGAGTCGGCGCGCCCTTGCTTGCGAAGAAGCCTGGTGCCTTGATCGTGGTGATGTCTGCTGCGCCCTCGGAATCCTCTACCTTTGCTTTTGACCTTGCCATATATATGGCCTCCTGAAAGAAACATTATCCCAGGGTCAACGACCCTGTTTGAAACCAGAACTATTTGCGCTTGCGCTTGGACAAAGATGCAAAAACGATCATGAGAAGGCTTATGGTGTAGAATAGAATCGGAATCAGCACCCGGACAAATACCAGCACGCCGATTACGATAAACACTCCAAGAATAATCGTGTCGTTCATACGAGTACTTTTGGTCTGATGAAGTGCGCCCAAAGATACGGACTATTCGTACGGTTGATGAACGAAGAAGTAAACTGCTCGGGGGTGAACGGTACGTTGTTTCCATGGATGTCGCTGTAGCCTGTCCATGGATTACCATACGGATCATCGATAAGCCAGTTTTTAATCGTCCGTACCTGTACCATCCGGCCTCCTCCGGAAAGTTCGAATGGAGCCTCGGTGAGTACCGCTCCACCTACTGATACGATGTGTTCGAGAGTCTCTCCAGATGCGTTCTTGAACTGCCCGGCAAGCCCCACCCCTGTACCGTTGAATAACGCGGTAACTACCTGTTGATCCGAGCTATTCGGATTGAACCGGGAAACGCTTTTTCCAAGCACCTCGTTTACCGCCCAATCGAGCATCAGATGGATCTCATCGTAGCTGTACATGAGCGCCCACGAATCGATGAGGCCAGCCTGAAGAAGGGTTTTGAAATGATCCTTCGCGGCGTCGGTGTGGAGCACTTCGTAGAGATAATCCTCTTCCTGCCCGTCGAAATGGTTTGCTTCCATCACCTTCAGGAAGTCCTCTCCCCATCCAGCCTGAACAAGCGCCATAACCATGGATGTTCTTCCGCATGAAGCAAACGGAATGTACACGTTGTTGCGCTGCGTGTGGTAATCGCTGTCGGCTGAAAAGCTATACGTGATCAGATTTTCGCTTTCTACCATTCTACCTCCCAATCGTACTCAGTTACAAGGAACTCGATGGCATCGTTTTCTTTCTTGGTTAAGGTACGTCCAACGGGCACCCTGATGATAAATCGATATTCGGTGAAGCCGAGCGCTTTAAGAAAGTTCCACGCCGTCGCATCATCACCGAACTCTCCGCGTAAAACCGCACGTCCTTGCGGCATTACTCTTCTACCTCCTCATCAAAGAAGTCTTCAGGAAACATCGAATCATCGGTATCGGTTTCCTCTTCGGACAGCTCATCGCGGATGTTCGCACATGCACTGCACAAGTAGTAGTCACACTTGGGGCACACATGATCGCCTGTGCGCTTTCCTCTTCGCACGGTGAGGCAGGAATCACAGGTGGGGTTTTCCACCTCAGTCGCTGCAATCATCGGAGTCATGCAAACTGGGCATTTCATTTGTAGTACCCTATCGCCCGGCGCAATATTTTGAAGATGCGCATAGCGGCCTTTTTTTCTCGTCGGACTACGATCATTTGACCATAGTCGGTATGGATGGTAACTGCCCAACCGTCATTCTGCTTCTTCATCGCTGCTGCAAATATCATCCTTGCGTCGCAGACCCAACGACCTCCCAAGGTAACGAGTGCGGTCTTTGCTGAGAAGTCGTTCCAATCTCCTTCGAACTGAACACTGATCATTTCTTACCTCGCTTGTACCACTTCTCGAACGTTTTCCAGGTTGCGTTCGGATAGTCATCGAACGGTACATGGAACCGGGAACCCGCGTGAGTGAACCTCCGAGTTTGTGAAGGAGAAATAATGAACTTTTCTTCTTCCTTATCGAAGGAAGTCACATACACCTCATCGAAGAAGTGCGGGATCTTCGGACCAAGCTTGTTGCCAGTCGCTGAAGGGTTCTCGATGATCCTATTCATGTCGTCCTGCAGTACATCAAGCCCGAAGGAAACAATCAGGTTCATCGGAAGCTCTCGGGCAAGATCGAGGATCTGAAACATGCGGCGCTGAATCGTGTTGTAGTCCTGGATCTGCAGAGTGTCCTCGCGATCCTTTTCATCAGGAGGAAAAAGCACCACATCTACTTCGAACAGGTCCGAGAGCGCGCTACCGCTATCGATGCAAAGAGTTTTCGGCTCGTACTTGGCCTTGTTCAGCGCATCAACCACCGGCCCTATCCCGCGCTTGAACTGCATGATGATGCTTCTGACCTTCAAAAAGGCGGTTTCGGTTGCATCGTTATCCTCCTTCGTAACTCGCTCAATCGTGATGTATGGAACATGAAGATCGTTCAGGGTGGTCAGGCCCTTGTCTGTATTGATGACAAATGGGTTCGGTGCACTACCCATGAATGTGGTTTTGCCTGTTTTGGGTTTTCCACTCAGGCAGATGTGCACGAAGTTCGCCCCTTCGTCGTCGGTAAAGGAAACTACCGAAGAAGTTTCCTTCGCTTTTGCTGGCGCGCTTTTGGCTGTTTCAAGTCGTCGTCTTCTTCTATCTGACATAGTTTTCTCCTTTATACCCGGCTGATAATGCTGCCCCGATAGTTCGAACGCATCTTCGGAGGGACCGTACCAAGTCGGCAAACCCCACCCTCGTGATTGAACTGTAGCTCGTTGTCCTTGAACTTCGGCGTTTCCTCAAACCAGAACGCCTGACCATACTGATCAAATCCGGCATATGCCGCCCAATACGGTGCAAACTCCCACGGCGGTGTCCAAGAAAACTCCTCTTTGTTCATCCTTCAGCCTCCACATAATCTGTGATGAGCGGCCTTCTTCCAGCCTCTCGTTTGAATCCTTCGGGCGCCCGGCCCTTCATCGTGATACCGCCTCGGCAGATGTTCGCGAACTCGCAGGGCTTCATATAGGCATTACAGTAGTAGGTGTTCCGTGGGAACAGATCAGTCGGCTCGTACTTGCCAGTACGGAATGCAGCAGCTTTCTGTGCGATCTCGTTCAGGATCAATGCCACGCTGCGCTTGTACTCATCCACATCATGCTTGGTTCGATAAACGATATCCGACCGAACGCAGGAAATGTTTTCTTCCTTCACGGAGTTCTTGTTCCAATAAGCTATATCAGGGATCACTCCTGATACCGGAAGCTTCATCTTTTCCTGCACTCCCCATGTATACTGCGTGGCCTGGTCTCCAAGGTACACTCCATCAGCGGTGAGTGATATGGAGAACGAGCTTGTTTTGGTTTCCATAATATAGTATTCGCCGCTCTTCTTGTGCTGCACCACAGCATCAGGGCGCATTGTTACGATGAATCCTTCGGTCCCAGGAACTTTCATCCTGATCTCGTGCTCTACCGCAATGATCTTGTACACGCGAAGATCGCTTTCCCCGTGCTTGTCGATCCAGTGTTCGAGCAGGATCGGGCACCGATACAGTGCGGCTTCGTAAGCGTCATCGTATTCGTATTCCTTCCTACGCAGAGCGATGTCCTTCCGCACGTATGCAAGAGCTTTTCGCATGCTCTTGGTAGTGTAAAACACGGCCTTGCCTTCATGAAACGCCCCACCAAAAATCAACGGCGGTGCGGTAAATGCCGGAACGATCCTTGCCATGTGCATGATAAAGAACTTTCTCGCGCAGTTCTGATGCAGGTTGAAAAAGTGAAATCCGGTATGAGATCCCTTCCTTCGTATACCAGCGGAGGGCAGGGGTTCGCGCTGAACGCTCATTCTTTTACCTCGATCTTGTGCCCGCAGCCGGGGCATAACTCGTCTGTTTGAAAATCCGAACCATCCAAATAACTACCCGGCATTAATGCGGTATGCCTCCCATCACATGATCTCGTGTATGTGTAGTCCTTACGACTATACCACACGCACGTCTCCGGCATTGCGGCGAGGGCGTCAGCGCACAGTTCTCTGATTACCTCCATATCGACACGCCATCCCCCGCGTACCACGCCATACTCAAGAGCGAACCGCGCATACTCAAGCAACCAGTCAAGAACTGCTCTCAGCCGTTCGTTCTCACTCATTTTTCACCTTGATCTTGCGCCCGCAACCGGTAAACGGACAGAACTCGAAACCGTATTGATCTGGGTACTCAAATGGGCCATTTCCCTCCGGCCCTTGTAGATCCCATTCGTTACCGCAGGACGTAATCCACGGGCCGTATGGGTTACCTTCCGTGTCAGTTTTTGTGTACCACACGCACACATCGGGCTTGGCGGCGAGAGTTGTTCTACAAAGCGAGATAACATCTTCTGTTCTCATGTGAAGCTCAGCTATCGGGTCGCATGACGCTATAGCTATGTCAAGCAGAGGCATTTCTGCCTTCTCTATTCGTTCGATAATCTTTCTCAGTCGTTCGTTCTCACTCATCGGTGGCCTCCACGATTTTCAGTTCCGCGTTGAGCATTATGGTTAATCGGCGGTTCTGTTTGCCCCTCACCGCATCCCACACCGCATACATCTCCGCAGCCGTTACCGCAGCCCTTGCCGCAGTCGTTGCCGCATCCGTCGCCGAAGCCGTTGCCGCATACCTTGCTGCAGCCCTTGCCGCATTCGTCGCCGAAGCCCTCGCCACATACATCTCCGCATACATCTCCGCAGCCGTTGCTGCAGCCCTTGCCGCATACCTTGTCACATCCGTCGCCGCATACATCTCCGTATACATCTCCGCAGCCCTTGCTGCAGCTATCGCCGCAGTCATTGCCGCATACCTCGCTGCGATCCGGATCGATTCGTCCCCCGTTTTGAGATACCGAACAACGATTTCAGGAGAATCCCACAGGTCGATGACATCCAGAGCGCACAACCGGGCGAACTTGCGCAATATCTCCGTTGCGTCGAATCCCTCGGTGTGAACGCACGCGGGACCGCAAACTTTGTCGTCTCCTCGGATTACCTCGTCAATATCCCGTTTGCTCACCCATGGCCCAGGAGCGTATTGAAGCGCGTCAATCGCTCTCGCAGACCCATGGAACCCCGATTCACATATGACCGCTTTGGGGACTTCGTATCTTTTGCCCGGTTCGATCATCGTACCATCACGCATCACCGGTTTGCCGTCTTGTATGGCAGCGAAGTGCCAGTAAGTTTTACTCATCGGTGGCCTCCCTGTGGTCGATTATTCGCAAATCGGTCGCGTGTAAGTCGGCCTTCGACGGCCAGCGCCGCTTCCAGGTTTTCAATTCCGACATGAACAACCGCTTGAGCAGCCAGTTGATCGACCGATATTTCGGGACTATCTCCCCGGTTTCTGGAT